CCACCGAGATCTACACACTGCATATCGTCGGCAGCGTCAGATGTGTATAAGAGACAGGTTTATCGCTTCTGCTGCTTGAGGCGGGTCATGAAGTCGTCGGCCTCGATGGCCTCAGGGGTGAAGCTGTTGTTGTTCCACCAGCTGGCGAGGGCGGCGGCAACGGTCAGGCCGCTGGAAATGAGCTGTTCCAGCTGGGCGCTCTCGATGGGCAGCATGGGCTTGCCCACGGCGCTGAGCACCTGATTGGTCAGGGCCAGCGCCAGCGCAGCGGTGCGGGCCAGGGTGGATGCGGAAATCTTGTGATGGGTCATAGTCAGTACCTCTCTTTCTGTTTCAGGATATGTGTTCGGTGTGGTTCAGGTCTCCTGCAGCACGACGGTGCCGGAGAAGATGAGGGTGGTGTCGTCGCCATAGTAGGCGCTGCCGTGGGCGATGTCGATGCAGTCGTTTGCTGCGACCCAGGAGGGCTGGACAGAGGGCGGGTAGAATTTGTTGGTAGCGGCGAAATAGAGCTGGTACTCCACACCCTTTTCCAGCGCGATGCTGCCCATGTCCAGCACCACGTCGTTGTAGCCGCGGACAATGTCGATGAACTTGTCTGCCAGGGCGGTCGTGGAGCCGTACTTGCGCAGGACGGTGCGCATCGTACCCGGCACATAGCCCTTGACGCGGAATTCCAGCGAGCGGAGCAGCAGGCCCGCTTTCTTGGCCGTCAGCGGCATGAAGAACTCGGCCTTGGAGGGATAAGTGTCCCACGCGGGGATGTCGCCGCTGTCATTTTTCGCAGTAACAACTTGAATGTTTTGCTGTACAATCCTTGCAGAATAAGATGCGCCAACGATTTCAGCAAGCTCTTTCATGCCGCTTTCAATGCGGCTGTAATCCGTATAGCTCAGAGCACCCTTCATGCCGGAGGCCCATTCTTGCTGCTCTTCTTCTGTCCATGTGCCGGTTCTTGCCTTTGCGGTCAGTTCTTTTACCCGGTCAACATCAGCTTGCGTTCGGTCTGTAATCCACGTTGCCATATTTCACCTCTTAAAAAATCAGTTTGCCGTCAGCGTCAATAGCGAGAGACTTTGGGACGGTAAATGCAGGGTGAACAACATTATCATACTTACGGATGGCGTCGTCATTCGTAGCGTAAGAAATCGTCTCTGCGTTGGTATTCACTTGTAACGTAGAATCATACACGGCGTATGCATTTACAAGTTTGCTGACCAACAGAGGTCGCCAGTACTTGTTGGCGCTTGAACTTGTGCCAGCAATATCACGAAGCATCTGAAGCGAGTACAGGTAAGGAGTTCTCGTCCAAATAGATCGTCCTCTGCTGGAGCCCTCCATGTCAGAGGCAAGCATCGTTTTCAGGATTCCAGATGCATTTTGCAGGGGAGTGCCCTCGTTGTGCTTATAGCTCGGGCTGCTAGTTGTCCAATTCGGAGCATCAGAGCCTTCCGTGTCATACCCGAACTCGTGGTAAGAAAGCAGGAAAACGCTTTTTGCCATCGTAGTCACTTTGCTACTGCCAGAGTTGCAGTAAGAGTCTGAGAAACCGGGGGTGTAGTAGATAGTCGTCTTGTCGATAGCTTGCTTTTGAGCACTGCTAAACGAATTGAAATAGTCACCGTTGAGCCAGTTGCTTACGTCACTGCTGGCGTAAGTAGACCATGTAGAGTCCCAAGCCATGATAGCTGCGTAGTGTTTTCGAACCAGAAGAGTTCGCCCGGCTCCATTCAGCTCGCTTTCGTAGTCATGCTTTGCAACGATGAACTCGGCCACGTTGCCACCCTCATTCATAAGAACGGTGCCGCCTTCCGCAACATCAAACAGATTGTACGACGCCGTAGCGAAGGAACATTCTGCGGAGACGCCGCCTGCTGAAGCTGTGACAACAGCCTTGCCTGGAGAATTCCACTTGACTTGGCAGGTGGATTTTCCTTCTGCATTCGTCAGAACGTGAAGGGAGACAATTCCTTCAGGAGAAACTGCCCAGTTGATTTTAGGAGAGTCAATAGAAGCAGGGGAGAGGGCAGCAGACAAAATAACGGACTCTCCCCAATCGAGCTGTTCGCTGGTATGGTCAAGAGACATAGCCTGAGCACCTGCCATCATGTACCCCTCTATAGTACCTTTGAAACACCCATTGAAAGTGTACTTTACATTGGTCGCCAGCAAGACAGCATCGTAATTGAACTGATGGTGAATCTTTACCATATCAAGGGCGTCAATAGTAGGGCTTGCTCGATATGCGAGAGAAGCCTTGCGGCGGTTGGAAAGGACTCCGTAAGACTCCGTAAGGGCATTCCTGGATTTTGCAAGGATGCCCTTTGTGAGCATAACATTGCTCAGAGTCTGGCTCACGCCTTTGCCCGAAGGATTTTCAGGATAAGCGTAGGTGGCATTTCCTACGGTGGTCACTACGTTGAGCATATTCTGGGCAAAGGTGATTTCCGGCCAAGAATAATTGTTCAGTACTGGAATGTCCAACACGGGGTTGGAGGCATCGGAGCCGTAGACTCGGTTAATTTTTATCACGCCATCACGAGTCTGGTACAAAGCCATTCCAGCAGCGTTTGCCGCAAGCTGCAAAATATCGGAATTGTGATAAGTAGACTCATCGCTTGTAATGTCGGTGGAGTAATCTTTCAGTTCATCCGAAATATCGAAGGTAATTTCATCCGCTTCCAACAGCTCCAAGGCATCGTAGCACATCTCATAGAGCGTGCCGTATTTTCTTCCGGTGTACTTCGTGCTGGATAGATACAGGAAAGCGTCTCGCGCCTGAAAGGACGCCTCAATACTGTTGGCAGGGACGCTCCACTCCGACAGGAAGAACATTCCTCCGCTCACCCATTCAGTCTTTCCGTCAACATCCATTCCATAACGAACAGTGACAGGCTGGCGCTCATAGATGTATTTGTAAATTCCTTGAGGGTTTACGGAGTCCCATGTACGGTCACTGTTATCCAAACTAAAAGAAATCGACTCCTGAGAAAGCTGCCCGGAGATAGGGTCTCTTGCAGAAGAATGACTGTAGGACAAGATTTTGGTCTTGTCAAACACCAGATACCTTCCGATTTTCACTTGCTCAACCCTTACCCTTCGGTCGGGGAGACACCACTTTAGAACTTCAATCTCTACGGCATCAAACTCTGAAAGTTCAACCTCAACATCAGAACGGACTGATTTGTTTCCATTCACGGTCACAGTTTTAAGCTTGCTAGTTCCAAGGTATGCACTGACCAAAAAATCAGTAGCGTACTCCCCGAATACTGTAGACCAGCAAATCGAAACGCCAGGAACGGAGGACTTGTTTTCACTTGGGAGTTCAAGCCGGATAACAGGATGGTTTGAATCGTCAAAAATCTCGGCGCTCAAAAAACCAGTAGTTCCATACGGAGAAGAAGAAGGGACGATGTCACAGCTTCCATCAAGAACAGTGAGATTGGGCTCTCCTGTGGAATACCTCGAAATGGAAGCGTTATCGGAAAGTGCAATATTGTGAAAGGTGGAGAACGGGACTGCCGATGACGTGATGATGGTAGCCTTTTTATTGATGCCAGGCTCAGTGATTCCACAGGTAATCTCTACAAAAGATTCCGGAACAAGGGTTTCATTGAATTTTTCTTTCCACTTATCGGAGACTTCAATCATGCATCATACCTCCACAAGAGAAAGTTTGCACCCTGTCCATCCCATCACGCCACCGGTTTTTGGCCCTCTGCGCCACATACCGCCGGTGCGGTCCGAAACATACATCTGGCGTGTGGTATAACCAGCTGTGGCTTGGTTATAGAATTTAACAGTGCAGTAAAAATTCGCGGTGAAAAGGCTTAGGATGTCGGCCCATTGCCGGGCGGTAAGGTAGTTCCATGACATGGAGACTTTTGCTACATCATGCCGCACAACAGCGCCAACAACTTTACCCTGAACATTTCGCCCAGAGTCCACAATCGTGCTAGTCGTTCCCTCATAAGAGGAAGGTTCCGGCAGCTCTACGCCATTCACCGTAACCAGTGCAGGAATATTAGCCATCTGAACCGTCCTTTCTTAATAAGAGTAGACCTCAGTACCCATAATGCTCATTCCGCGAGCTTTCTGCGTTTTTTCAACGGAAGCAGTGAGCTGCTTGCCATCAAGGTAAACTTTCACATCCCTGCCATCGGAAATTTCCTCTCCGTAACGCTGCCATATATCGAGGAATGCATTGTAGCAGCCGTTGTACACAGCATCTCTCATCTCTTCGGAGTTTCCTCCGGCCGCAGAATAGGTTCCGCTGTAAGAAGAGCTAGACGTCGAGGAATTATAGCTGGAGCTTCCGACGTACTGAGATGTATCGCTGTAACTGCCGGTAGACCGGCTGCCGCCAAGTTTCGACACAATGCCAGCAATCGCAACTCCAAGGGTTGCGGCGGCGGCAAGGGCCACGATGCTAGCTGGAATGCCAAAAATCGTAGCGCTGAGGGCAGCACCCACAGCAGAAAGCATTCCTGCCACTGCGGTTCCGATGGTGCTTACCAGACTTGCAAACCCGGCAAAAATCGTCGGGAAAGAGCTGAGTAAACCACCAGAGAGCGCCGCACTGATGGCTTTAGCTGCCGTTGCGAGAGGAGACTTCACGTTTCCGAAAGCCTGCGTAATGCCGGAAAGCATCGTCTGAGTTTCAGCGGAAACCTTTCCAAAGTTTTGGGTCAGATTGTTCACCAGATTTTTCCCAATGGTAGCAGCGGTGTTCAGCAGAGAAGAAGCTTGGCTTTTCAATTCTTTGCTTAGTCTGCTTACAAGGTCGCTTGCAACGGACTTGGCGCGTTTACGCTGCTCATCGCCCATAGCACCCCAAATGCCAGCGGCGATCGTAGTGCCGACCGTTTTCCAATCTCCGCTCTGTGCGGCCTGAATGAAAGTTTGCACCGTGCCGAAGAAGTTGGTTTTGAGGTTGTTATCGAGTTCGGCCCACTTAGAGTCTAGCCCGGAAATGATGCCGTTGACGTAGCTCGTGCCGCAGTCAATACCATAGTTCGCCGTCTCTTCGCCCTTGAGCTTGGTGGCGTCTACGAGGTTATTCATAGCATCGTTGACATAGCCGAGAGAGCCAGTGATACCGTTTGCAAGGCCTTGGTCGATGTAACCGCCAAATAGCTCAAAGAGCTTGGAAGGAGAGTGAATTTCGGTTTCAGTGGTAAACTTATCAATGATAACTTTTGCAAGACCGCTAACGGTTTTCTTTGCGTTCTCAATGCCATTGTTGATACCATCAATCAAGCCCTGAACAATGTTTTTGCCATAGTTCAAAAATTTAGCGGGGAGATTTTTGATTGTATCAACCAAACTGTTCCAAGCCTTGTCCCAGTTTTCTTTGAATCCAGACCACTTCTGGTTCCACCACTCGCCAACGCCTACAAACCACTGCTTCAAGCCTGCACTCGCTTGGTCAAGCGCCTGAATTGAATGCTGAACAAACCCGGGCAAGCTTTCCCATGCAGTCTGAAAATTAGTGCTGAACCCTTGCCACTTTTCATTCCACCACTCGCCAACGCCGACAAACCAGTTTTTTAAGCTCTCGCTTGCCTTGTCGAGAGATTCTGCAATCTTGTCCCAGTTTTGATAAATCGCAATTCCAGCATCGGTCAGACCGCCAACAATCAAACCGATCAGCGCACCGATGCCTGTACCAATCGGGCCTCCAAGAGAGCCAATAATTGCACCAATGCCTGCACCAGCCATTGTTGAGCCAAGCGGAATCAAAATTCCGTTTAACGTGTTTAAGCCATTTTTGACAGCATCGTAAACGCCCGTTACAAACATAGGTATGCCGGTTACTACTCCGCCAACTGCTGCTCCAATAATCGCGCCAGCAGTAGAGCCGCCAGCCGCTTTAATGGCCGCTCCAACAGCAGTATTGCCAAAGCCGGTCACGATAAACTGAGCAATTCCTTTACCGAGAATGGCCGCGCCTGTAGTTCCAATCAAAGCACCAAGAACAATTTCAGCGAAATTCTTTCCATTTACGCCATTTTCAATCGCGTCTTTAATGCCTGTAATCTCAAGAACGACACCCACCGTAAAAACGCCAAGCCCCAAAACAATGGATTTCAGTGCGTTTATTTTGGAAATAGCGTCCACAATATCCGTAATAAGATTTGTGAGCTTCCAAGCGGCAAGAGCGGTTGCTACGGTCGCTATAAGAGGAAGCATACTTTTGATTTTCTGCTTCATCTCATCAATAGATGTTCCGACATAGTTCTTGAACATATCGTAGCCGGACAGGTCTACATCGCCCAAGATGTTACCAGCAGATGCGCCGCTGCCAGAGCCGGAGCTTCCCTGTGTGGGGTCAATGATGTTCAGTTCATCAAAGCCCATCGTGTAGTCCTTGAGGGCTTTGGCAGCTTTCTTTGTCGAATCGGCCGTGTCATCCATTGCGTCGCCGATGCCACCAACGCTGTCAGCACTCTTGGTGAAATCAGTAAACACGACCTTTACGCCCATCAGCTTTGCCACCCATTCAACAAACTCTCGAATGAGCTGTACGGCAGCAATCAACGGGGGCAAAATGGATTTCAGGGCAGGGTAGAGCAGAGAACCAACAGACTTCGCCAACATATCCAGCTGCGCTTTCAGAATCTTAATCTGGTTTGCGGGGCTTTGGATGGTCTGTGCAAGGTTGCCCTGTACGTTGGCAGTCTGCTTCATAATGGCAATGTAACGAAGAACCGCCTTGTCTGCCTGAGACAGACTAGAAACCTGCTTGTTAAAGCCCAAAGCCAGAAGCTCCTGCTGTAACCGCGCCTGAGACAGGTCAACGCCCAGACGGCGAATGGGTTCAATCTCGCCAGAGATTGCGGAAGACATTGCGGTAAAGGTCTCTGCAACGTCCTTGTTCCAATAGGAGCCTTCGTCATAAGCAAGCTGGGTCAGGTTTTTGGACAGAACGTATGCTTTGTCGCTGGCCAGACCAAACGAAGTGCCCAAGCTCTGAATGGTAGCCATATAGGTCATCGCTTTGGTCGGGTCAACGTCAAGCAAGCCCTGCATCTTGCTAATGAGCGTATCGGCTTCACCGCTCAAATTGCCCATAGCATTATGAAACAAGTCTGTTGCTTCATAGAAGTCATTGAACTTCGCAACAGCGTTGCCAAGATACTCAGCGATAGCTTTCAACGAAACCAGCTTTGCCATGTTCCGCATAAAGCCGTTCATCTGATTGGACAGACTGAGATAGCTCTTGCGCTGCTTTTCGTTGGCAGCAGTTACACGGTTTGCCTGTGTGACCACTTTGCTTAACTGCGGCGGGAGCTTTGCAAAAGCGTTGCCTACCTTGTCGAGCTGAGATGCAAGGGGAGTAAGAGCAGTAGAAATCTTCTGACAAGAGCTTGCAAAAGAATCAAGGTCAGTCGCTTTTAGCTTGTCGGTCAGGTCGGGGACCTTTCCAATCGCATTGAAAGCACTGCCAAGAGCTTTAAGGTTCGATGCGTCCAGAATGGACAGCGGAGCCAAAGCGTTAGTGAGCTGAGTAATGCTTCCAGACATGGAGTAAAAGTCCACGCCGTTCAAACCAGACACAGCCGCAGGAATCTTCTTGATTGCGTTTACGACCGTGTTGATGCTCTTTGCGCTTGCGGTAGTGTTGACGTTGGAAAGCCCATTCAGAAAGCTGGTGATTTTGTCCAGCCCGGACATTCCAGCGGATGACTGTTTCAACGTCGCAATGGAACCGGACAGCTTGTCAAGGCTGTTTACAACCTTTGTGACGTTGCCTTTCGTCCGCAAATTAGAAATGGCGGTAGCGAGCTTGTCGATATTAAGCTCTGCGCCCTGCGATTCCGCAGAAATCTCTACGGATAAGCTCGTAATATCAACATCAGCCATCACTACCACCATCACTTTCCATCATAGAGAACATCATTCTCTTGATTCGCTCCTGCGCCTCAACTGCGCGTTGGTATTCATACTCGTCTTTCTCCTTTTGGGTAAGGGGAATCGGCCTATCCATGTACTTGATGGGGCTAGACCCTTTCTTTCGGAACATATTGCCAACCGTAGAGGAAAGCGCAGATGCCATGTAAAAGCCATTTCTCCATGCTTCCGCATTGGCTCTGCGCTCACGCAACTCCTCTGCATCACGGTATACCTTTGCCAGCCAGACATCGCCGTGCCAGAACTGGTCATAGGTCATGCCGATGGAGATGTAATAGGCTTCTACATCGTGGAACAGCTTGGAGAAGGAGAATGGCTCTTCCTCTCCGTCTGTTTCTTGAGATTGTGCGGTTACACAATCTCCCACGTTGCGTTTTTTGCGGTCTTGTCCTCAGTATCAGTTGCCAGCAGGGACTTGGAAGCGTCCATGAACATCTCAAGCAAAATGCCCATCAGCTCTTCCCTCTCCTCGGTATGCTGGAACATCTCGTCAACGTCCTTGCGCTTGATGCCCTTGTTCCGTGCAATGAAAGCGCCGTAGAACAGAGCACGGGAGTTGGACAGCAGATTAATCATCTGAGCGTACTGGCCAATCTGAAAGCCTGCACGTTCGGCGGCTTCCACGCTGTCACGGGTGAAAGTCAGCTCATAAGTGTTCTTGCCATCAGGGGAATGATAATTGATAACCTTTGCAGCCATAATAAATGCTCTCCTTTATAAATAGGGGCAGAACCAAATCCGATGTTCAGTTCTGCCCATTTTGATTGATTCGATTTTGCGGTTTAGCCGCCAGTGACAGTCAGGGTCTCGCTGAACTCGGGCTTCTTGGTGAAGATGCAGTTGATGGTCATTTCCACAACCTCGTCCACACCAAAGCCGGACAAGCCAACCTGGTGCATACCCTGCCAAGTGAAGCCGGAGCCGTCCTGCATCTTCAGGGCGTAATACTTTACGGTGTTGCTCTCGGAAGTCTCATCATAGCCAGCTTCCTTGACCTTTTTGTAGTCAGTCTTGTTATAGTTGGCAGTAAAGGACTTGGTGTCACTCTGGATGATGCCGAAGATGTTGACCTGCATGGGGTCAGACAAGGTGGTGGCATCCAGAAGGTTAGGCTCGGAGATCAGGTCGGGCACATCCTTGATGTCGCACAGCTTCGTCAGAGCGGTTGCGCTGTCGCCACAATACAGGGTGGTATTCAGACCGGAGATAGCAGTACTCATAGAATGTTTACCTCCTTAGTTTCGGTAAATCATTCCGTCCTCTCCGATTGTTGCCCCATAGCTGCAATCAATCCGATAGACGGAATTGTTGTACAGCCCATTCAACGGGGCAAACGACTTGCGATAAAATTTAAGCGGTTCAAGAACAGAATCCACGATGCCAACGATGGAACGTGCTTCTGCAATGCGTCCGGTGTTTTTATTGGAGTAGACCCGTACACGCAGGGAAACGGCAGCGTATTTGCTGTGACCAGCAGAATCAATGTGTACAGGCAGATTGCTGTTTTCTTCTATCTGTACACACGGAAACTTCTTGACGTTGCTGTCATTGATTTCGCCAGTAACGAAGATGCCTGGAACTTGCTTTCGCAGCTCCTTAGCAACAGCCGTGAAGATAGAATTGAAATAATCAATCAACTATTCCAAACCTCCCTCCACGTTGCTTCGACTTGAGAAGCCATTTCTTCAACAGCTCCCCACATAGCCATAGCTGCATCGTTGCCGCTGGTGTAATTCAACTGGCCTTTACCATCCACCTGTTTGACAGGCGTGCCAGCATTGCCGGATTCTCCGTAGTAGTACCATCTGCGGTTTGCACCCTTGCCTTGGCCGTAGGAACCATGCGCCCCAACGCCGGGCGGTAACTCACCGCCATATCCGTTGTGATGTGCGCCAGTGCCAAACTCGATAAAGGCAACTGCTTTGCCCTCTGCAATGATGGTGCAGGTGTTTCCGTTCTGCTCAACACGGCAAATGACATCATTGCTACCGGCATATTCTGCATTTGCAAAGCGAACTTTCGCTACATCAAGCCCTTTATCAGCTAGCGCCTTTGCAAACTCTTGCGCCTTTTTGTTCAGGGTGGCCTTGTACTCCTGTATCTGACGTTCCGCGTCACGAAGTCCGGCATCGCTCAACCTCACTTTAATTTTCACTTGCAGCCACCTCTTTCAGTGCATACAGCGTATCCGTGATATGCTCTGCGACCTTGACCACAGTGTAATTGAATGGCTTTGAAATGTCCGTCTGAAACCAGACGTGCGTACCTTCATAAAGCGGTGTGTTGCGCTTTTTGCTGGACGAACTGACAACGTAGCTGTAATCCGTGAACGCTCCAAAAGGGTTTGCTTCCGCAGCGCCGGCAGGCGGGCTGACATTCAGCATCAGCTTTGCAGGCTCGCTCCACGATTCGTATGCGGATTCTCCAGTCTCGTTTTCCCATTCGTCCACAACAGGCGTTTTCTCGCCAACCGGGTTTGAATACCACAGCGGGCGCTTATCCAGCGGGCTTCCATTGAACATCAGCCGATAACACCTACTCTCGGAACCACTTCATTTAGCAGGGACTGTGCCACATCGGAGCTCTCCCACACACGAGTAATGCCGTTGTTGGTATAGCTCGTCTGCCCGTTTGCGCCGATGTGGTTGTACAGTTCCGCTGCAATGCGTATCTGCAACGACTGATACTGCGAGGGCAACTCGTCCGGTCTGTTACCGAATGGGTAGCCCTGCGAAAATATCTTGTCTTTGGCGAAATCAAGCAGCAGGTCGAAGAGTGGGTAGTCCTCGTCCGTGATTTCACGGTCAAGTGCAGGGGCAATGTACTGCCCCAGCTTGACTGCCGCTTCGGAATACTGGTCTCCCATACTACTTTCCTCCTTTCGCCTTAGTAAGCCTTGATGCAGTACACAGCGTCCATGCGCTCAAAGGACGGCAGGACAATTTCAGAAGCGTAGACGTTGGCGTTGACCGGGTGAATGGTCAGCTCAGTAGTGATGGCAACGCCGGTGTTCACGATGGACACGGATGCGCCAGACTGACCGGACAGCAGGTCGGCTTCCTCAGGAGTAGTACCGTACCAAGTGCTGCCCAAAGCGCCGGAAGGAGCAACCACGACCATGCCATCGGGCAAGTACTTCTCGCTTGCGCTGTACTGGTCTGCCTTGAACATCTTGTCATACAGATGGATGGTCAGCCCAGTTGCAGATTCGACAATCTGCCGTGCTTCAGCGTCCAGCAGAACGGCGTTTGCCTTTGCGGTGACAGTCATAAACCGATTCTTCACCTCGTCCGCAGCAATCATGTTGCGGAAGGTGGCGGTGTTCATGTACACCTCAGTCACGACTTCACCCACGCTTGCCAGAACAGCATCCTTTGCGGCGTTCAGGTCAGCAATGGGGGTGGCGGTGGTGACGTTCCACTTAGACTTTGCGGCGGAGACTTCCTTGTAGTTGGTAGACTTCCAAGTGCCGTCCGGGTCGTAGTTGTAGGTGTAGTTTACACCGTTTGCCTTGATGGTGATGCCGGGAACGCCAGTGGTGGGAGCCAGAAGCTGCCAGATCATGCGCTCAGGCACGATACGTGCGCCAGTGATAAGCTGTGCGGTATCATCGTACAGACGATTCATTACGTCACGGGCATAGGGGTCGTTGCTGTCCAGAACACGCAGGATTTCCTGACGGTCTTTCTCACCCAGATGGTAGCCCTCACGGAAGAACGGCATCTCGGTTTCATCGAACTTGAAGCCCTCACGGGTACGGAACGTAGCCTTTGCATCAAATGCGCTGGGCATCAGGGAAACGCCAACGCCCTTGTGGCCACGCAGCCACTTCAGGTCGAGACCGGCCTTCTTCTTTGCGGGGAACAGTGCGTCAGATGCAAAGGGCATCGCATTGGTGGGGTCGTTCGTCCAATAGGCGGCAATCGCAGCCGGGGCAAAGACTTCCTTAAGATTCAGTGCCATGTTGTTTTACCTCCTATTAAGCGTTCACGCTGATATTGTCACGGCAGAAGATGCCGGGAACGGCGGTCTTGAGTGCCTTGATTGCGTCAGCATCAAAAGTAAAGCTGGAACTTGCTGCTGCTTTCTTAGTGTCGATAACACCACGAATCAGCAGGGAAGCGTTGGGGTTCTCTGCCGGGTCAACGTCATACAGCAGGATGCCGTCAGCGTTGATGGTCTTTGCGCCAGTATCGCCGGTAACGGCAGCCTTCTTGCCAGCCAGCGTCATGGGATAGCCAGCCTTAACCGCAGCGGTTTCGGTCACGGTAAAGGGAATGGCGGTGTAGTCATTGGAAGCAAGGATGGTATCGTTGATTCCGTTGACAGTGTTTCGGGTAAACTTCATGTTTTCCTCCTTGTTAATGGAAAGCACTCATTGCGTCACTCGATACCTTAGAATTATTTGCGTTCTGCTGTGCAAGGCTCTTAGCAAACGCCACGCCTTCGCTGTCAGAGCCGCCCTTGCCATCCGCACCCGGGGGCGTGGGCATATCCTTCAGCAGAGAAGCCTTATAAGCTGTGTCATGGGCGGTCATAAACTCCGACTGGAACTTAAACACCTTGTCCATGTCGCCGTCAGCCAGTGCAGATGCAGCCTTGCCAGCCAGTTCAGCGTCATAACCCTGTGCAACGAACTTTTCACGGTAAGATGCAAGGGTCTTTTCCTTGACAAGGTTCTCCTTGTCAGCAGTCAGAGCTTCAATCTGCTTCTGCATTTCTGCCAGCTTGTCAGCCTGTTCCTGCGCGGCGTTCTCGTCATCGGTACGCTTTGCCTTGAGCTGCTTCTTGTACTCGGCAGCTTCGCCATTGGCTTTCGTCACGGCGTTGCGCAGCTTCTCGACCTCTGCGTTAGGGTCTGCAACCTTTTCCAGCGCAGAAATGATTTCATCGGCGGTCATGCCCTCTTTGTAGGCATCACCAAGCAACACATTGAGTTTCATATCGTTAATTTCCTCCTGCGTTTTTTTACCGTCGCTTCCCTGCGACGCTGCGAAATTTTTATCCCGGCTTCCCTGCCGTATTTATAGCAAAGGACTATTCGCCCTCTGTTTCTTTATTGGTATCAGTAGACTGTTTGTCTGCCATGTTCCCGGCATTTGTGCCGGTAACATCCTGTTTAGGCTGTTCCCGTGGCTTCGGTGCCTTTCCATCCTCTCCCAGCTTGCCAGCGGCAATCAGGAAAGGCTTGCTCATTTCGTAAGCAGCCTGCGAGTCAGGGAACAGACCGGGCGTAGTGAACGCCAGCTGCGGGTCAATCGGCTGCTGAATCATCTGCGCAAAAATCTGAACCTTGCTCTGCTGGTTGTCGTACTGACGGCGAGGAAGTTTGATGTTAATATCGCTTGCCATCAACTTAGAACCAGCCGTATCACGCAGGATTTTTAGCATCACAGACAGGCTTTGGCGCTCAGCATACTTGAACATATTCTCGTACTGCTGCGCCCTTGCTTCTGTGTGATTCCAGCCGTTACGAACGATGACTGCGCCCACATTGTCGGATGTTGCGTTCTCGCTGCCAGTGGCACTAGGCATGGCAGTCAGACTGCGGTACACGTTCAGCATGGAATCAATCAAAATCTGCGTTTGTTGCTGATTCAGTTCGTTTGCAAGCTGTTTTACATCGGCAGCAAGTCCAGAAGTAGACTTAATTGACATTGCGCCCATAGCCTTAACAGCTTCCAACGCTTCTTTATCAACAAGACAGTTAATAAAGACCATGATGGATTGGATGAACTGCTCTACGCCATCGAGACGATTGCTCTCCAACAGGTTGATGGCATCCAGCACAGGGATAGCAGGTTCAAACAGACCCATCCGCTCCGGGTTCAGCTTGTATTCGACCATCGGCAGCATTCCAAGAGAATGGTTCTCTGTTTTCGTAACCTTGCCGTTGTCGATTTCAAAGTACTGGTTCGGCGTATACACGCAAATCAGGTCGTTCAAGTCATTCTGATAATTGCGTGGGATATGCAGAACGTTGGCAATGGGCTTGTGGCCGATGCCGGAGTTGTAAATCACATACGCCATATCCGGGTCTGGAACATCCACTAGCAGGGGTGTTTCGTCCGGGTAGTTGCCGTTGTATCCCTTGTCAGGAAGAACAATGCGGTATCCCTGTCCGCACTCTAACATCCACTGCCAGAGCCGCCGATCAAGCGCATCCTTTCCCTCATACTGCAAAGCATTTGACAGGCGGGCGATTTCCTCACCGTCACCAGTTGCCGTTTCAGACCGCACATAAGAGCAAGGAGTGCCGCTCATGTAGCCGGTGTAGAAGCCCACGCACTCGTTGGCGTGGTTTTCTACAATGCGGTTGGTGATTTCAGCGTGGTACTCCTTCGTTCGGTGGAGGACAGGCTGGCTACCCAAGTAGTAGTTGTGTAGAAAACGAATCTCGTTCTTATTCAGCAGATGAATAGGCTCTGCCTTGCCCATGACCACTTTCAGCACGTTTGCCCGATTGATTTCCGTATCCGGCGTTTCAATCGGTCTACGTCCGGTCAGTGGCTTATTCAAAAAGCCGCCAACAACCATCTGATACTCAGCCATGCGTTCCTCCTTTCCGGCAAAATAAAAAGCGCAGCAAAACAAACCTGTTAAGGTCTATCTCACTGCGCTTACAACTGCGCTTTAAAAGCTATTCAGTTTTTAAACTTTGGTACGGAGACCCATGTATCTTTTGGAAGGTTGGAATCTCCGATTGTAATCCAATGGCAAAGAGGGCACAGAAGGGAAAACTTGCCTTCTACTTCGCCAAGATAACGTCCGCAATCACATGGATTGCCGTTTGCGTCTTTTCTGGGACGCTTGCATCTTACTTTTGCTACCATCTGCGCTCCTTTCGTTGAATTTCTGGAAACAGGCTGTTAAGCACAGACCTGTTAGAAGCTACTGGGAAACTGTTCGCACTTCCAGCCGTGCTATTCTTTGCCCGAAGAAAACCATTGCAGCCTTTACATTTAATTGTCGGACAGACGTAAACGAGTAAGCTGCAATTTTGGTGCTACATAATGGATTTGAACCAATGTATGCTCGGATATGAGCCGAGTGCTCTAACCATACTAAGCTAATGTAGCATAAAAGCCCGGCTTGATTGGTTAACCGCTGCTCTTTGCAATGTCATGCCTAACCATTGCATCGAGAGCCGGGAGTAGCGGTGGAGGATTCAGAGAATAGAAAGCCAAGCAAAGAAGATGGTTGTGCTGCGTAACGGAATCGAACCGTTGCTTGCCAGCCATGGGGGAGGCAGACTGGCATTCCCCTTACAATTGGAAACGCAACATATAAAGTCCGGTGAAGGTGAAAGAGTGAAAAAACCTCCACCGGTGAAAGGAGGAATATGCTTGTTGACACGCACGCGAGTAAAATGACAAAACCCCGCGTGCAAGCTATTCCTTTAAAGGAAGCTGCAAAACTTCCTGCGCACATTATAAGCCTTGTCAAGTGGTGAAATCAAATAAATAGACCAAGCAAACACAATATATTGTGTTTTTAATCAAAAAGGCCTCTTGACAGGCTCAATTTTACTGATTCCGTTATACAATTCATCGGCAAGCTGTGCAAGACTGTCCGGTGCATCATCATGCGGAACCTTGCCAAGCTGCGTGAACATCGTCACCTGTTCTATGAACGCCTTGTACTCTTTCGACTGGTGCTTTTCGTCAAGGAAGTAGAACCGTTTGATGTCCGGCGCATACTGGATGATTCTGGACAGCTTGCTTTGCCCGCTGGGCGCACGTTGGCTGCGGACAGAGCAGTGATAGCCCTGCTGCCGAAGCTGGCTGTCTACCACGTCGCAATATTCATCGCCGCCGTTGTTGGCTTCGCCGCGCACCACGTTGATTTTGTGCTGGATGATTTTACCCACAACTTCCGGTCTGGTCACTGTCTTGTCGCCGTTATTGAACACAAGGTCTGGAATAAACACGGCATCCCCGTACACATAAGCGATAGGACAGGCGGTGAAGTCACCGCCGCCCCATGCAATATCCATGACCATGAGCTTGCGATCGGGCTCACCGTCAGGCAAAACGCCGTTAAAATACCGCAGTTCATCAGCAGGAAACAGCAGACCTTCACGCACATAGGGCTTACCCATGTACTTTGCCCACCACGTTGCATCGTCAATGCTAGCTTTCATATCGGCATAATAGGCATCGTCAAAGCCCACGCCATAGTCATAATTGAAGTTGCTGTGTCCGTTCTTGTCCACCGCAGGAATCACACGGAATCGGTACTTTGGATTGTCGGCATACTGGTTCTGGATGCGTCCCAGAGGGTCAAGCACGTTCCAACGTGTGCCGACCATTAGCTCTAATGCGCCTTGCTTTTTGCGGTCTTTCAGCTGGTTCAAGTAGGCATCATACTTGTTGTTTAGACGCTCAACATTCAGGCTTTCCTCCAAATCCTCGATTAAGTCATCGCTGTACAGAACGCCGCCCTCACCGATTTCAACAGCACCAGTCAGCGTACCGCCGATGGAACGACAAGTCAGAGTGGGGAAGCGTTTCTTTCGGTTAAGGTCAACACTCTCATCTTTTGCGCTTTTGTCCACAAGCTGAACGTCAGGGAAGATTTTGCCCCAGTTGTAAGTCACAGGGTCGGTGATGATAGACAGCACTTCGCCGTAGAAGCCGTTGGTCAGCTTGTCAGAGTGTCCACTCATAACCGATGCAACGTCAGGGCGGTTTCCCATCAGCCATGTGATAAAAAATATACAGAGCGTACTTTTTCCGGTTCTCGGGGGCTGACTGATCCCCAGAAATTCTACACGATGGAAAAACAAATCCTCTAGGTCACGAACAAGCGTCAAAAGTACCTTTCTTCGTGGCTGGTAGAACTTCTTCTCCGGCGCACGATTCCATTCAAGGTAGATGCAATAGCTGTCAAACACGTCCTTTGCTTCAAACAGGTACGTCCGGCTGATAATGTCATAAACCTTCGCCACGTCCTCTCCTGTTTTCATCTTGCCCATCATGGCTGCACAGACAGAGCGCAGCTCGCCAGAGTATTTGTAGGCATCAAACCGCTTGTCTTTCGGCAGGGCATCTCTCAGGTTTACTACCGCTTGAAACCAGTCCTCATAGACCTGTGCTTCGGTCGGATTCTGCTTTGCATACGCTTTGATGCTGTCAATGATGGCGATATACTGCTTTGGCTGCATAAAAAATAGGCACCCCCTACCTGAAAATGTAAAGAGTGCCTACAACTGCACAAAAATCAAATATTCGGTTTTATAATGCTGTTTTCGGAAAATTATTTGCTAAAACTCGTTTTAACGGATGAAATGTGCGATTTATTTGACCTCTTCCTCAAGCTGATTGAGCCTGCGCTTTAATTCATCTGCGTCATAGTACAATGCGTCTGCGACAGCGTTAAGAATATCAGGTTTGTCGGTGTAATCGCACAACGTTTCAATCAGTTTCAAGCTCTGATCTGACAATTTTACGGGTTTCATGCTCTATTCCTTTCTCTGACTATGTAAAGTAGGCTTCGGTTCTTTATCCCCAAGCATCAACTTGTAACAAAGATACCTTTCAATGATGTCAGATCAGACCAGCCCCTGCAGCATCGGCTCTCATTTTGACAAGTTCTTTTTTGAGTTCAAAGTTTTTGCTGTATTGCTCCATAAACGACAAAACATTCATTTTCTTTTGGTTGTTTGGAAAAATAAATTCGTCCAAAACACCGTCTTTTGAAACGCTATAAAAATCCTTTGATATATGCTGTTTCTCTAATTTGACTTCAAATCCATGTTGCAGCAGCCAAGAAATTGCGGCTCCTTCATGCTTGCTAAAATCCCATTTCTTGTTTTCGAGACCTTGTAAAATAGCTTTCATGTTTTACTCCTTTCACCTGTTCTGTTCAGCAATCCGATACCATGTCTGGCGGGTCACGCCAAGCTGTTTGGCAGCGTCCGTGACCGTAAGAATGCGCTTCTCCACCTGTTCGTGAAGAACATCAAAGAGGTTTCGGTCATACTCTGTTGGCTTGCGGCCTTCCCTGTAATCAGGGCGCTGACTGGCAATCTTTTTGCCCTCTCTGGTGCGCTCAACAATCATGTCACGTTCAAACTCGGCGAATGCAAGCATCACCGTGCGAATAACCTTGCCGGTGGGGGAGTTGTTCATAACCCCCATGTTCAGGATGTTCACCGAAACACCCTTATCAATGAACTGGTCTATCAGTTCAAGACCATTCTTAGCGGAACGAGCAATACGGTCAAGCTTCGCCACGATCAGCGTATCTCCCGGCTGAATTTCAGCCATCAGCTTGTCAAGTTCAGGTCTATGCAGCTTCGTGCCGGTGTAAACATCCGAAAAGATTTTCTGTGCGCCATTGGCTTTCAGAAGTTCCGACTGGGCTTCAAGGCTGTTGCCGTCAATCGCTTGGCCAGCGGAACTGACACGAGCATACCCGTAGATCATTCAGAATCACCGCCCTTGGATTCTTTTTCAACAACCGTTCCTGTGACAAGATACTGGTTCTGCTTTAAGCTACCTACGTCAGGCTCAACAACAATTCTATATTTCATGGCGCTCATAATTTTGAAAAAGCTAGAGAGGTTCAAGCTGTCATTTTTAAGACACTGATACATATTCTGCTTTGAGCCAAATCCTGCGCTTTCAGCAAGGCAGACCATTGTAACGCCCTGCTTTTCCATAACCTCACGAACAATTTCCGTTCCGTTTGTCAAGGCTTTTGTCATCTTTTTTTTCTCACTCATTTTCAAAACCTCTCTTTCGCTTTCTATTGTAAACAATTTTATTTACTTTGTCAAGGGGAAAATAAAACTTTACTCTCAATAGGGCAGAAAAGCATAAGAACGGTTTCGTTAATTTACAAATAGTATAATATTATAAAATACATCGAACTATCATGGTTCTCGCCACTAAATCAATGAACGGTTCAGTTTACAAACAACTATCAAAAAAACACAAGAATGTGTTAAAAAATCAGATATTTCTGATACGATTATACAAATTGGGCTGTTGACAACTATATACCAAGCGTCTATAATCTAAGACAGCAGAACACATGATGAATCGACCAACAACAGTGGATTTATCCTTTGTGGCATAAAAAATAGGCCGTCAGTTCCACCAACCAAAGTAGTACTGACGACCTATTCCACCACAAAACAGAAGCTGCGCAACCAAGGGCGCAGTCTCGGTTTCTGTCAATTATTATAGCAGAAGCAGACCGCTTCTGCAATAGAAAGGAGCAAAAAACATGAACTTTCCCACGACAACCGAAGAATTTCTGAAAACCCTCGCACACGGCAAAGAGCCGACCGGCGAGGACAGGGAGTACGCAGAAGCGCTTGGCAAGCTGTCCGAACTGAACTACCGAGCAGGGTACGAAGCTGGAGCAGCCAATCAGAATGGAAAAATCTGATACCCGCACTAGTGAACACAATATATGGGGTGTATTTTCTTGACATCCTGATATTTTGCGGTTACACTTATTGCACAGCAAAACGAAAGGGGGTGAATGTGTATGAGCAGTCCTTACGCAGAGCGTTACGGTCACACCGTTACCATCAGCGTGACGGAGCGGCAGTTTGCAAGCTTGCAGGAATACTGCATCAAGAACCGGGTGTCCATCTCTGCTGCGTTCCGTGAAGCATTCTTTACGCTGCATCCAATGGATTCTACCAATGAAAACGAAAAATGATACGTCCGCTAAAGTTTGCCGACAGCAGCGAACGTATCATGTAAACCCTGAGAGAAGCATTCTCTCGCCGTTATTATAGCAGAAAATTGCTTCTCTCACAAGTGAAAAGGAGCTTTTTAATGCAACTTTCTTTGTCTGAGAACATCAAAATCTTTAACAACGCCGAGTTTGGCGAAATCCGTGTCATGCTCATTGACGATGACCCTTGGTTTGTTGGCAAGGACATTGCCGCAGCACTTGGGTACAAAGACACCGTCAACGCGCTCAAAGCGCACGTTGATGAGCAAGATAAAGCTGGGTGGCGAATCACCACCCAGTTCGGCGAGAAGGAAACGACCATCATCAACGAATCCGGTCTGTACAGTCTGATTTTCAGCAGTAAGCTGGAAAGCGCACAGCGGTTCAAGCACTGGGTCACTCACGAAGTTCTGCCGTCCATCCGCAAGCATGGGATGTACATGACAGACAATCTATTGGAGACGGCTATTGCCAACCCGGACTTCGTGATCGGGCTGATTCAGAACATGAAGGCTGAGAAGGAAAAGAGTGCAGCGTTGCAAATGCAGAACAAGCAGCTTTGTGAGAAGAACAAGGAGATGCAGCCCAAGGCAGACTACTTTGACGACCTCGTGGCGTGGAACGTGTCTACCAATTTCCGCGCTACTGCAAAGGAGCTGCGTATCCCTGAACGCCTGTTCATCAAGATGCTCATTTCTGACGGGTACATCTACCGCGACAAGAGCAAGGGCATCCTGCCGAAAGCGGGCAAGGGTGACGGACTGTTTGCGGTCAAGGAATATTGCAACCAGAAGAACAAGCACGGCGGCGTACAAACCAGAGTAACGCCGAAAGGCCGTGAGACGTTCCGTCTGCTCTACGCAAGCATCCGTAGAAACGGATAATTGAGGTTTCGCTCAAAAATGAGCAAAACTCATACGGAGCACATTTTTGCGCTTCGTGAAATAGTCCAATAAGAAAAGCCAGTGGTTAGAGAATATCTAGCCGCTGGCTTTTGTGTTATGCAATTATTCCTCTACGAGGTCTGCGTACTTGACTTCGATGCGGGGCAGTTCATCGGTGGTGCTAGTCAATGCTCTGGTGATTTTTTCAAGCCCAGTAAACTCACCATAGACGGTGATAATATCATCGTCCAGAATCTTCACGGCATCGCCACCGCGCTTATCCAGCATATAATACTCGTCATCGGCATAGAAGCCATATCCGCTGTTGTCCGTGTAGGTTCTCCATGCTTTTTCGCTGCCGGAAAAGTTTGCATCAATAATCTGCGAGACCTTTACCTTGACTACAATCTTAGTACCTTCATACTTTTCAGGATAACGGCACAGCTCCTTATAGTCCACAGTCTGGCACTCCGCCTTGTAATCATCCTCGCTGATCTCAGGCACAACAGATGCAACGGAAGAAGCGGCGGATGTGCTCGTTGCTTTACTGCTGCTTGCAGAGCTGTCAGAGCCGCTACCAGAGCCGCCAATAGCAGACAAGACAATCAAAACAATGATAGCGATGAACCACCAGCGTTTGTAGATGGGCGGCTTGTTCTTACCGCCACAATGAGGGCAGACCTTTGCACTTGCGGCAATCTCTGCGCCACAGTGTTTGCACGTTGTCATTTTACTTTTAGCCATTGTAGATTCCTCCCTTTCAAGGCTTGTAAGGCAAGTATAGCACAGAACACAGACCCTTTGTAGGGGTCTTTTTGTTTTTGCGGGAAATTTTTGGAGTTGATGATAGGGGGTAGGGTGATTTTTTGAGCCTTTTTTATTTTTTCGGTGGTTGAAAGGCTGACCAGGCGGGGCTGGGCGGCGGCTATATACCCCGCCGGTGGAGACCAAAGCCCCAGCGCCCCCAGACACTAGACACGCGGGGGAGATCGGGACTGTACCGAGACGCTGAGGGGCGCGGAGTGTGTCCGAAACTGTGCAAATACGGACGGGGCGCAACAGTAAATAAAAATATTTATTTTTTGCGTCAAACCCCTTGACAAAGTAAATAAAATTATTTACAATATAGACAGTAAACAAACTTATTTACACCACCACAAAACAGGAGGACAAAAAACCATGAAACTAGAATTCAGAACCAAGAACACCGCATACGGAATGGCGCATTATCTGTGCATCGACACTAACGCAAAGATCTTTTCCCGCGTCCCTGACGGCTGGGTATCTAAGAACGTGCCTGTTGTAGCAAAGCGGGATATGGACATGCTCAAGGCTCAGGCCATTGCAGACGGATACACGGAGGTATAAAAATGACCAGATCTGACGAACTTAACGCAGAAATTCGCAATCAGGCTGTTCGCCTGTATCCCAAGTGTGCCGGGCTTTTTGAACTGCCGTTAATGGTATATACTCAGATTGTAGCAGACAACCTGACCCGCTCCAAGCCGTACCGCTTGAGCGTTGAGCGGTGCAAAAAAATTATTTTGGCTATGCCGGAATTTGACTAATTGGAGGGTATAAAAAATGATTACTCTTGACTTTTCCCAGTGGGCTGCAATCTGGTACGTTGGCGGCATGGTAAGCGGCGCGCTTGTTATGATCGCATTTCTTAATAGCTAAGGAGGGCTAAAAAATGACATACACGGCAAATAAAAAGGCATACGGCCTGTTAGAATCCCTTTCATATTGGATGGCTGAGATCTCCTATTGCAGGGAAAAAGACCCGGACGACATCGGGTTTTTAGACAAGGCAGACAAAACAATCCAATTTTTGTTTGGGCAGCTTGACCGGGCAAGCGTCCCATTTTGGGCGCAAAACTCAGCGCTTGCAATCGGTGAGAATTGGAGAGAATACGAACGGCGCAACCTCAACGTATTATTCGAGAATAAAGGAATTTTGGAGGGCTAAAAAATGACGTTGTTTGAAGAAAAGGTGAACGAGTACCGCGAAAACAAGCGGCTTTTAGAAGAGCTGGAAGCAATGAACGAGTCAATCAAGGCAGATATTATCTGCATGATGCAGGGCGCGCCAGAGATGGCGCAGGGAACCGCAAAAGCCATTTACAAGGATGTGCAAAGCGTCCGACTTGATAGCAAGTTGCTTAAGACGCTGCACCCGGATATATACGCAGAGTGTAGCAGCAAGACAACTTACAAGCGTTTTAGCGTGGTATAAAGGGATTATAACATGATCAACGAAAAAAGATTTAGCTGTGCACTCGCTGCACTCGATAAATCCGGACAGCACCAAAAAACGGCAAAAGATAAAGCATATTATGAAGGTATGATAACCATGTTGCGTATAATCGCTTCTAACGGCTGGCAAGATGACGTTTTTGTGCGCCGGAGTGACAGCGGATCACACTATATTTTCGACAAAACAGCCGAAGGGCGTATTTAAGGGGAGGCGCTGCACATGATATTTTCTTGTATCCTGTTTTTCTTCTGGTTTTTCTCGGCGCTGTTTAAGGCGTCGAAGTGACTCCGCCCGGATACTTTAGCGGGGCTGCACCGTAAAGCAACCCCGCCCCAGCCCAAAAGGGCAAAATATTTTTGCAAGTCCTGTTAATCGGGCTTGCAGTATGATATACTAGCGACAGCAAGGCCACACAAGGAAGGAGCGTATAAAATGAAGGTTATTGAAGGGTTTAACGAATTTTCCCGTAAAATGTCAGCCGATGAAAAAAAGATTTTTGCCCAACTTATCAGGCGTGGTGCTGGGGCAGCCGTCAAAATCGGCAACGCAGTATATTTTTACTGGGGTGATGATATCGGCCCACATCCCGCTTCTCGTTTTGACAAGTTCGACAGCCTAGAAAGTTACAAGAAAAAAGATATTCCAGCAATTGTATACCATGTATCTTATGATGAGTGGTATTATCAGCTGACAGAGTACGACGACGAAATGAAGGCGCTTTTTGACCGTCATAAAATCTAATTCACTGGAAACAATCACACCCCGCCCACGCTGGCCGGGTTTTTCTTTTGCCTTGCATCGACACGGTGCAGAGCTTTTATTTTTGCCCGGCGGCGCGTGAGCCACATACAAGCGTTTACAGCGCCCTCTGTATCATTCATGCGCAATTACAGACAAAACGCAAAAACCGTTTACAGGGCTTTACAGAAGCTTTTCCGTTGATTTTCCCCATTCCAGCGCACACAATACAGCAGCCGCACAAGCCGCCTATACACCGCCTGTGTCACGCTGGAGGGCATACCGTCAAGCACAGCACCTCCACCGATGCCAGATAACACCGCCACGCCGGCCGCTGTACAGAGCATGGCAGCTACATATTACAATAAGGTATATATAAGGGTGCTCCGGTGCGTCCCTGTTATAGATCCATGCCAGGCGATACAGCATAGCGCAGACCGTGCCAGCCCGGCGGGGTCTTGATACTTCCCACACCTGGCGGCTGGAGCCCTAGCACCGGCTTAACCTGGCATCAGCCTGGCACACGTCCGGCGTTATGTTTTTATCCTGGCACGGCGGCGCGGAACCATTAACGGCTGCCGCCGCACCTTTTTTCGGGCTTTCGCCCGATAGCTAATAAGGGTGAGCAATAGTCGTAGCGTTCCGGCTGGAATAGTCGTAGCCAATAGTCGTAGTTTCTCCAATAAAATAGTCGTGGAATAGTCGTAAAGTCGTCAGGCTACTAGCTTTTAAAAGTCCTATATATAGTATAGTAACAAGTAGTTCTCTGATAGTCGCAGAGCAATAGTCGTAGCGTTTTCTTGCGAATCATCGGCAAATAGTCGTGTATTTTTTGTGTGAAATAGTCGTTAGCCTTTTAGAGAAAGAGAGGTGCGATAGTCGCTAAGCCATCAGACCACCTAAAAATCACCTCTCATTCCAATTTCGCATGATTTATTCTATATCTAGTTATATCAATTTCGCATAATAACCGTACTTATTATAGTATAAAGATATAATTACTCCCGATAATCACGGATTATTTCGCATAATAACTAGTGCTATCCAAATCCGCTGATTTCAGCTCGATTTAATTCCCAGTAATATGCTATGATATTCCAACCAATCCATACTACTTTGCTATGAATAGTTATACCTGATAGTCGCAGTCAAGCAATGCAACATTTGTACATATCCAACCGACTACAAAATGAAGTCAATTCTCCATGTGAAATAGTCGTAGAGTGTGGCAGGTCAGATGCCACTATCCTTTTCAGACTAGATGCCGTTACCGTTGGAGGTCACCCGGTCGGCGCGGTGCGCCGGACGATAGAGGGTGACGCAACGTAGAGGTCAGATGGACGGTATGTCCATATTCAGCCAATAGAACCTGACGGTAGATGCCGCCTACGGTCTGCTCTGCTGGCTAACGGTATAGCTTTTGGAGATAGAGGGTTGTAGGGGGAAAGAACCTTTACAGACGATTGAACTCTGGTTCACTGTACTGTTGCTTCTCTTGCTCTCTGTCAATCCACATATCAGCAAAGGCCTTCCAGTTTGTTATAGGCTTTCCGGTCTTGGTCATCCAACCTGTTCCATCATAGTAGTTCATGAACCTGCTGGCAAGCCTGTTCTCACATCCAGCATCCAAAAAATACTCGCTCACATCCTCGAAGTCCGGCGTGCTGGCATTCCAATCGGGCGGGTCGCCCGCTTTCTTAATAACTTTTTTTCTTTTCTTTTCTTCTATATTAAAGAGGTGAACGATTGTTCCCCTCACAGGTGAAGTATCGTTCCCCTCAGAGGTGAATGATTGTTCACCTCCCTTTTTGCTCTTTGACGATTTTTCCGGCACTTTGACGTATATTTTATCGGGCTTGCTCTTGCCTTCACACTTGCGCTCAATCAACCCGGATTCTTCCAGCTCTTTCAGAGACTTCTTGACCCATCGTTCTGTGAATCCAATATCGGTAGCAAGATCTTTGATGGGATACACGATGTATACTCGCCCTAATTGGTCAGCAAACTTTCCGCTTCTGCTTGCCCTCTGTGACGACCTTGCACGATTGAACAGGTAAATGTAAACAATTTTCTCTGTTGGGCTAACGCCAATAGTCGAGAGGAATCGAGGGTAAACCATGTACCCATTGACCTTTGTATCAGCTGTCATGTATTCCATTTTCTCCTCCTGCAATAGTCGTAGACCTCTACAATACGCTCACAGCCCCGCAGAGCCACGTCAGCGCTGTTTTCTGTGTTCAGTCGATAAGTTGTGTCATCTGACGCTAAAAGCGTTTGTAGGGCTTCTGTGTGCGTATATGCAAAAGGATGCCATTTCTGACAGCCCCTGCATTTTTATAATTGGGTTTGAATGTAATAGAGTGCATCGTAAGAACCATTCACCCGATAATAGTCTTTTAGATATTCGCTGATATAAGCGCCGAGTGGCTTCCAGTCATCATCCGGCTGCTTTACAATTTTGGCTTGCCACCACTGAATCGCCCACCGGGATTCTTTTTCAGCCTTTCTGGCAGACCATCCATGCGCCATCATCAATTTCTTAAAACGCTTTCTAGTCACAGTGTTTCTCCTTTCAGTCCATCCAAGTATACTCTTGGAACCGTTGAATCTGCTTGTTAAACGTGATGGGAAGGTCGCCTATCTCGCCTTCCTTGTTCTTGCTTAGCCGGAACAGGTACTTGTCGGGGTTATCGCCGGACAGAAGAATGATTGCATCAGCGTCCTGTTCAATCTGTCCGCTCTCTCGCAAGTCGGAGTTAGTAGGCGTTGCTCCGGGCTTGGATGGGTTTCGATTGAGTTGCGCCAGTGCCACCACGACAATGCCTGTTGTCTGGGCTAATTCGTGTAAGGCAATGGATATGGCTGTAATGGCGGCATATCTGTCCTTTGCGCCTGTTTCGTGGATGAGTTGAAGATAGTCTACAAAGATGACCTGAGCCTTTTTACGTAGAGCCTGCGCCTTCATCCACGCCACGTTCTTTCCGGCAGCGGAGCGGATATATAAGGGCATCTTCATGTTCTTTGCCTGTCCGTCAATCTCATTCAAGCTGACCGCCTTATTTTTCACCGTGTCCAGAGGACAGTATATTTGATTAGCCATCAGACGTGCGCCCAGCTTGCGTTTGCTGGTTTCCAGGCTGAAATAGTAAACGGTGTAGTTTTGCTTTGCCATGCTTGCTGCTATTTGCAAGGACAGGGCTGTCTTGCCCGCAGACGGTCTGCCGCCGATGATGATAAAATCACCCGGGGAGATGTGCAGCGCTTCATCCAGACGCTCTAGGCCTGTCTTGATGTACACAGGTTTCTCGTCCATGTGAAGCGCATAGTCGTTCAGTACGTCCTCGTATGTCCACGCATCTTCTTCCTCAGTTTTCAGGCTCATTGCCTCACCCATCTGCTGGTAAATGTCTGATAGATCAGAATAGTCAGTAAGCTCGTTGGTCATCTGAAATGCCAAACCTTGTACACGAGTGAGTGCAGCTTGTTCTCTGATAAGCTGTGTCCAACGCTGCATCTGCTCCCTGTCAATTCGTACACACTCTGATTCACAGGTTTGTACACACGCCAAGAGCGTCTGCGCTACGTCTGGATGCTGCGTGTTTATCTCGACTATATCTATCTTACCCCTAGCCGTCCAATAGCCCTGAACAGCCGCAAAAGCGTCTCTCAGCTCAGGTCTGAATAAGTCAAGTTCAAGGTCCGGTATAATTTCATCCACAACACCCGGCTTGCAGAGCATCAGCGCACCGATAAATACCGTTTGAACGTCCATTGTCATAGTCTAGGAAACTCCATCTCCGTACTTTGCTCGTACTGGTCATCCTGTTTTAATGCGTAAATGTCCTGCCACCCGGCATAGATGCTCTGGTCGAGAATGGCTTTCCAATCACGCCGATCAAACTTTTCCAGCTTGTTGCAGAGCATTTGTTTTGCCCGGTCTGTCATAGGCTTTTTGATTCTTGTACGCATCTGTGCGAACTCTCGCAGGGATTCCAGCAGGGCTTTATCGCCATGAGCAAAGTCGGAGAAGATGTCAGGTTTCTTTTTGACTGCACTCTCCGGCAAGGTCTTGACGTTCATCTGACTGTCAGTTGATACGATGGGTTCATTGTCATCTGACTTTGAACTCATAGATGAGCTGACTTTCGTGTAGACCACCCTTTTGACGCAATATCGCTTCTTTTCCGCTCTTTATCGAGCAGATGTTTAATTAAAATGAAACAAGATTCTGCTTTTTTTGAGTTCAAAGTTGCGTCTTTTTCTTCAAAAACGTATGCGCAGATTGCATCGTAGAGTTCCAACTTCTCTTTACTTTTGAGTGTGGAGATGGCTTCAAAGTAGTATCGTTGGAATGTAAAGCTGTCTCGTTTTTTGTCCATGCTCAATCCTCTTTGTAGCGTTTGTTCCATGCTTCGATAAGGTCAGCTTTAATTCTTTCTTTATCCTTTTCGGAGCAATCAAACCAATACTCCCCACTTTCCATAAAAACACGGCAAGTGCATCTGTTTTCTCCGCACGCTCTCGAAATAAACATCCACTTCTTTGTATCAGTCCCTGCCTCTTCAATAGCCACTTTCCCGCCGCAGAACGGACATCTCTTGAGTTCTTCCATCTTTAATCCTCCTCAAAATGGGCACTCAGCGTCAGATTCACGCAGCCATCCTTCGCCCGGAATGTTGACTATCTCATAATACTGCCGTGCAACGTAGATTGTTTTTTTGCCCATCCTCAGCAATCAGACCGACAATCAGATAGTTGCCAGCAGCCGTAAAGAACCAAGGGTTGCTCTTGTAGGTCTCGCCCTTCATCCAGTTCTTCATCCTATTCACGGCTTTTTCAATATCCTTATCGGGGCAGTCCGAGTTGCCGTATGCAAAGAAATCCTCAGGAAATTTAAGCTTTTTCACTTTCTAAATCCCTCTCTCGTTCTCGTGATCCGCTTATGCGCCTTTACAAGCCTTGTGCCTTTTCCGTACACTGGGCGGATATGTTTTGCCTTGATGTACCCGCAAGGCGGTTTCGGCCCGAAATCAAAAAGGCTCAAGTCCATAATGATGATGCCAAACTTTTTGTTTGTCATACTCAGGCCTCCTTTGGTGATTCTGGCATATACGCCCAGTGCGTTACTTGCGCGTACTTTTCGCCAAACTCGCTTTTCTCGACATTGTAGTAACCTTCGTAGGTATCAGCCCAGAATCGACCATTCCAAACCGCCTCAAATACTTCTGGTTTGTCTCCAATAAATGGTTGCATAGAAACAAGCACCGCGTCGTAATCGTTAGGCGGAAGCCCTTCTTTTTCAATGGAGTGCCAAATCACTTTGTTTTCACTCATATTGTTCTCCTATACCATCGGAAACGCCATCCAATGCGTTACAGCCACATCTTTCGGCAATCTCTCGCCTATCTCGTCCCAAAACTGACCGTCTGCGTAACAGCCAAGAAAATACGCTGTCGGCGAGATTCCTTGCAACATTTTTCCATCTTTATCACGCCACGTTGTCTTAGTCGCAAGCAACAAAAGCTGCGTCCGTTCTCGTGGCTGTTCACTTGCTGGATGCCAAAGCATGTTACTCATAACCTGTTCTTCATCAAAGAACCACAGTTCGGGCAGTTGTGCCAACGTGTATGATGATTTCTCGTATGGCATCTGCTACACTCGAATCTTGTGAACGTATCGTCCTGTACAATCCATTCAGCGGTACGCTCTAAGGCTGTCTGGGCATCGTCCACAAAGTCAATGGCATCGCCAATACCGCAAGCATGGCATTTAACTCCATTGTAGTTCTCGCAGCCACCGCAATATGCTTTCTTGATCCTTTCAATAAGTGCGTTTCGTTCAAGGTATTCTGGATAATTAGCCATTGTCTTTCACCTCGATTGTTGGCGCATTTTCAATAGCTGTTATTACGTCTCCAAGCACATCGACCATCAAGGCGTTGAATGTGTAATCAGCTTCATCCACGCTTACATACTCCATCTGCCTATCAGAAAAATAAAGTTTGAGTGCATTTGCATCAATCGGTCTGACTTCCATTGCCCTTTCTCCTCTCTATTTCATTGCAAACCGCCTTGTAGAACGCATCCCACGTCTCATAGTCGCAAGAATCGCCAAAAAAGCCTGTCCGCTTGCGCTCTGCAATGTCACGTTCAAAGCAACCAAGCGTCGTGTCGGTCAGCTCCGGCAGAAGCGGTGTGATGTATCCGCAAACAAGGCTAGGCATATACGACCGTCTTTCCAAGCAATAGCGCACAGCACAGTTGCAAACCGCTCCAAAGTCGTCATTGGCTGGGTCTACCATGTTTTTTGACGCATCTGACCTCAAATCGTTTACGCTGCATTGAAGGGCTTCTGCGAATTTTGCCAGCCGCGTTTCTTTCATCACGCCACGCTTTTGCTTTTCAACGGCACTTACATACGAATTGGTTGTTCCAATCATCCTTGCAACATCTTTCTGCGTGATACCGAGTTCAATCCTGCGCTTTCTGATTTTCTCCCCTGCTGTCATCTTTATACTCCCGCCTTGTACATCGCATACAATGTCGCAAACCCAATCAAATAAACTATGATGTGGATGATTGCATCTGCAAAAACTTTTTTATTTCCATCAGGAATTTCGTTCAGAAATATATCCCATATTAAAATTTTTTCAATGAGATATACTATTTCACATATAAATGTTCCGACCAGAAAAGAAACTAAAACCACAATCAACGCATTCCCAAGATTATTCATTCTCTTTTTTCTCCCATTCCTTGCATCCACGTTCATTCCACACGAAGTCTGCAACGTGTTCTGACTGGTCGTTCACGCACACGCCCTCCGGCTCTGCGTACCATTTGCAAGAGCCACAGGACGGATCAGATTTGTTCTTGCAGGATTCTGCTGTGCAGCGAATAGCCTTACCAGCAGAGAACTGCTTGATGCCCATGCAAGAGCAATGTTCGGTGGTGCAGTAGAAGTTCATTCCTCTATCTCCTTCCATCCGATAAATTCACATAAGCCAAAAATGTTATTGGTGCAACGGTGAACGAAAACTTTATCGCTTATTTTGAACGTTGGGACAAATTTAAGATTTATTTCTTCCGTTTCATCATAAAACATCCAATCAACAACGTCTTTATCAATTTTTACACCCTCTTCGTCCGTCATAATTGCAGAGCACTGTTTGCATCTGTAAAGAGCGCGCTTCTTCATCTTTTCTGTCCTCTCTTTCCCCTGTTGAACTGCCCGATCACTCGCTTATACTCCTCGTAGCACTCCGGGCATAGGTCGCCTGTGTCCCTGCGCCATCCCCAGTCTTTGAAATATTCGTCAGGGTCCATCATCCTGCCGCCAAGAACCGCTCCGCAGCGGTTGCATACTCGCTTGTGATAGATTCCTCTGTCAGTCTGCATTATTTGTTACCTCATGTTCTATCCACATACAATTCGAGTTCGGGCAATCGGAACAATCACCAGTGCATTTTTTTGCTTCATTCCGATATTTTTCCTTGTAATATTCGTCCCAGAACACTCTTCTCTTTTCACGGTCTCGCAGATATGTATCAAAGTCTCCACGGCAACGCCTGTATTCCAAAAACTCTTTTCCTCTTCTCCCAAGGGTTCGATATAAATAGTAGATTTTGGAAATCATATCAAACGTGAGTTTCAAAAAGAAACTTGCAATAAAGAGCATGCCGGCACATCCAGCAACGCAGAACGATATGTCCTTTGCGGTTTCGTAGATATTAGTAAGCATTATTTATCCTCCCCAACATCCTTGAACAGGATTTCTTTGTCGGCTTTCCATCCTCTCCATCCATCAAAAAGATACGCTTCGCAACGATTGAGCCAAAAAGTTGGATGTTTGCCCCAGAAATGGTGATATTGACATTGATGTTCATTCCACCACGGGCAATTTTTTTGAGGGCAAATTATGTCAGCGGAAGAATCAATCTTTTCACCCTCGTCCGTCATGGAGCGGATAAAATCGCCGTTAGTCATGTTCCTCCACCTCTCTGTACTCCACGTCAATCTCCTTCGGCAAAGCTGCCTGGTACTTTTGAGCTAGCTGCTCTGCACTCTGGGCATCACCCAACGGCTGTTCGGGCGGTGCAACGGTGACTTCCACGTTGTCACGCATACCAAAGTAGTTCTTGGCTCGGAAAATCCACTCTGCCGGGTTCTCCTGACCGTACATACCGTTGTACGCCCACATGGACTGCATTTGCAGAATCAGCTTCAGAATGTATTTCTGCTGCAAGCTGTCGTCACGGCGTTTGCCTGTCATAATCTGTCTAAGACTAGGCCATTCGATGCCCAGAACCAGCGCAATCCATTCCACCACAGGGGAGATTCTGGCTTCGATGCAAGCGTCAAAGAAGAAGTCAAGGCGTTGCTGCACTTCAATCGGGTTGTTCATGTCCACACTCGGAAGGTCGCCAAAATACTTTGCCGCAATCATGCCGACAACTTTCTTGTCCTCTTCATCACCGATTCTTGACTGCAAATCGCCTGTGTTCAGCATTTTAGACCTTGTGATTGCTAACTCCTGTTGTTCTTTCACCTTTTTACTCACCTGTGAGCGGATAGATTTCCGCTTGTTAAGCATCTGTTGTTTTTTCTTCTCACGCTCTTTCTCACGCTTCGCAGCGGCTTCTTCTTTTGCCTTTTGCGCTCGCTTCTCACGCTTTTTCTTTTCCGCTTCGGTCAGCGGCGGTCTGCCACGACCACGCTTCGGGGGTGTTGCCATGTATCAGACCTCCTTGATGGGCTTCCAAACAGGGTATACATAAGCTTTTCGCTCTGTTTCATGTCATTCCGTCCTTTCTTTTCCGGGGCTCCGCCCGGGTTGCTTTCTGCTCGGCGGCCTTGTGCCATACATATGGATAACCCACGCAATTGGACTTTGTGATCGCCCCAGCAATCGCCATCACATAGCCGTTTTCATCTGCATCTTCTTTCTTAGGCGGCTGCTCGAATGTGCTTCTCCACAAGCCATCAAACCCGATTTCGCTATAAGAGCAGGTTTTGAAATAATGCGTAGCCATTCCAAGTTCTTGCTCAATATCGCTACGGATGCTCCTGTCATCCTCGTCCGCTTCGGTTTCAAGAACAAGGTAAATCCGCTTTTTCATACTCTCACCTCTTCATCTTCGTTTCGATGTTGTCCAGCTTCCATGCAATCCACCAGACGGAACAGCAGTTGTCCAACTGCCGCCACCAAGCGCACTTTTCTTTCTCACAGATGCACCGACCAAGCGGGTTGCTGGCCATCTTCATCGGGCAGTAAAGTTCGTTTTCCATTAGTCCTCCATCTTCTTGCCACACACCGGGCAGTCTCCGAATTTATTCATCCGATGCTCCTTGTTTGGGACAAGCTCAAACGTGACTTTTAGCGTTCTATTGCCACGAACTCCCCATGCTTTTTGAATTTTATTCTTGTCTTCACGATCCATTTCTATAATGAAATGGTTCACGACCGCTTCGATAGCTCCGTCAGTCACATCCGATTTGTTTTTCCACATCTGCGAACCATCTTTTCCAGGTGGTGTTATTTTTCCGGCATAGATTTCCCCAAATATCCCACATCCAACATAATATTCAGCCATTTTTATTCTCCTTTGCTTCAAGGCGAGAGAGCCAGCGGACTTCCTTTTCGTACTGCATTTTCCGCATCCGATCAAAGGCTACATCGTCCATGTCCAACGCAATAATGCAGTTCACAACGTCTGCGTACTCTTCTTCAAATGCGTTCCGGCACTCCGCAACGCTCTTCGGTGTCGGGTTCGTGCCATCCAGCGCACGGCGCAGCTTCAACGCAGCCTGTGCCAGCTCGGATGCTTCTTCTGCCAACTGCGCCAAGATTTCCGTCTCGGGCAAGATGTCTGAAACTTTCTTGCTCACTTCTGTTCTCCTTTCAGTCAATGTATCGCCACGCAACGATTGATTCGTTATGCAAGACATAATCGTTGTCGCGCAAGAACCAGCGTTTATCGCCGAACCTTCTATAAGCAATATCTTGCTCTCCACTATCAAACTTGATCTCAACCGCTATCCCGCTTTGCGGTTGAGTAGTCATGTTGTTCCATTCGTTCTTGTTTTCGTTGTCTAGTTTTTCTTTGTTTGGCTCTAACCAGTCATTCAGTTCTTTCATGCAGGACGGACAAAGTTGAATCGGTTCTTCGCCCAGTCCAAAACGGTTGTGTTCCACCGTGCAATCTAAGAACAGAATCGAATTTGCAGTACCGTAGCAATCGTTTATGTCAGGCACTTTCCGATTAAAAATCTCACCGCACCTGTCGCACTTAAAGACAACACTCATTCCTTTATTCCCTCCATTCTTGAACCACAGTTAGGGCAATAATCAAAATCCGATACACGTTCATACGGCGAGAGTTTGTATTCTGCTCTGCATTTGTCACACTCGATTGAGTTGCTTTCATGGTCGTAAATCCATTTTGCTTGTCGTTCCTGTTCTCCTTTCAACCAATCGTTCAGCTTTGCCATGCAAGAGGGGCAAAGAAGAACGCTCCACCCTTCTTCCCCTCCAATTATTGGACGAACTTCAATTTTCCTATTTATTTTGTTCCATTCTTTAAGCGTAAACGTTTCGCCACACCTATCGCATACCATTGCCATTTTCTTTCTCCAATCTCTTTAGCAGTTCATCCACGTCATACTGCCAATGGACACGCAGTCTTTTTGCCTTGACCTCTATCCCCTCTTGCTCTGCCCACTGCCAAGGGATGCTCTTGCGGCTCTCGTTGTAACGGAACGCCAGAACCTTGCTGGCGGGGATTGCAAAGGTGCGGTTGACTGCCCTGTAATTGACTATCACATGGGCTGTCTGACCGCTGTACCCCATTGCATCTACCATGTCCGTGATGTGCTTTTCCTTGCGATATTTGCACTTTGCCTTGTCGTACTTTCCGAATACCTTTTCCAGAGGGATAGAGGGCGTTTCGATGGTTTTCAGCTCGAACAGGTGGTTCATCGGGTATCGGTACACAAGGAAGTCGCAGATGTTGTCGATGGAAAAGGACAGATTCTCGTTGCCGCCGTAGTAGGTGGCGGCACTGTCTTTCAGTCGGTAGCACCACGCATCGGACGGGACGGATGCTTTGAAGTCCGCTTCAAACTGCTTGCCGGTGTTCATTCGTTGTCCTCGATTTTTTTGGCTTCTCTGATACGCAACCGAGCAAGTTCGCTATTTGCATATCGCAGTTGCCAGCTCCCAAACCAGCCTTTGTGAACAAGTTTTCCGGCGCAGTAAACAAACTCCTGCTTCATCAAGTCATCAAGTGAAATGATGTAACTGCCCGGCTTATACTTTCTTTTCATCCTCGTTCACCTCTAAATTCACGGAATACGAGTTGCCTTGTCAGCAGGTTCTTCCATTTCTTTCATAATCCGCTTGTGTTCTTCGATTGTCATATTGTTCGGAAAGAAACACTTGTCAACCATCTCAAACGGCTTAATATAATGGTCAAGAACATCTCTTGCTTCTTTTCGTGCCTTTTCAGCGCACATTTCGATGTAATCATCTTCTGTCATGTTGTAATCTGTAATACAATCCACAACCGAAGAAAACCTGCACAACAGACCATTAGGCTGTCTTGCAATAAAAGCTCCCATTTATCGTTCACCTCTAAATTCACTTCCGAGAAACAGCTTCTTACCACGTTCCCGGTGCTTGTCTTCATAATCGCGGTGGTACACGCTCTGGCTGTGGTTCGGCTCATACACGAATGCCTTGCGTTCCTCGAAGTCTTTCTTTTCTGCCTTGTACTTCTCGCAAGTGTCGTGACAGGCTTGGTGGCGTGCTGTGCAGTCTTTGCAACAAGCAATCATTCGATTTCTCCCTTTCGGATTTCTTCACGCAGAATCTCATACTTTTTCTGATGGCCACGCTTTATGCTGTGCCGGATGCTTGACCAAAACGATTTTTTGCTCTTGAAACCAAGTGCTTTTGCAACGTCATCGGAACGACCGCTGCACAACATTCGACCAGTTTTCTTATCCCAGACCGTGTACCAGACGTAGTACGCTTGTGTGTTCATTCCAAACGCCCGTCCAGCCAGATAGCACAGCTCTTATATAAAGTAGGCGGTCAGTGGTTATGTCCTAAAAGGGCAAATCCGATGAATCGTCAATCACAGAGAAGTCATCTGCGTTGCCCTGAGAGTAGTTCTGCGGTGCATCCTGCGCCCGATCGGCGGGCTTGCTGTCAGACTTGCCACCGCAGAAGTCAACCTTGTTCGCCATGATTTCCGTTGCGGTGCGGTTGTTTCCCTGCTTGTCGGTATACTTCCGGGTCTGGATGCTACCAGTCACCAGAATCAAGCTGCCCTTCTGGAACCACTTGGAAACGAACAGTGCCGTATTGCCAAATGCAGTGCAGTTGAAGAAGTCGGTTTCCTTCTGACCGCCACTCTGACGGTCACAAGCAATGCTGAACGTGCAAACATCCTTCCCGGATTTCGTGACCTTAGCTTCGGGTGTGTGAACCAGACGTCCCTGAATTGCGATAGAGTTAAGCATTGTTTAGCCCTCCTTCGGCTGTTTCTGGGCACAGTCCCAACACAGAACGCGCCCAAAGCGTTTCTTTGTGCTTCTTGCAGTTTCAAGCGGAGTGACAGTGCGGCTGTTGTACTGAATAGGCTGCAACTGCTTTCCACAGCAAGCGCAAGGGGGAATGGTTTCCGTTTCCGTTTGCTTCTGCGCAGGCTTGTTTACCCTGCTTGTGGTCTGCTTCTGGTACTCGTCCGTGTCGGCATCCTTCGTATCGTCAATGCAGAACAAACCGTTCAAAGCGTACTTTCTAGCGTAGCTGCTTGCAGTGCCGGTAAGTTGGGAATCCGACATACCAGACTGCTGCTTAGGTTCTCTAGCGTATGCGGTGTTTGAAATTTTGTCTCCGCTCTCCGAATCGTAGATTGTTGCAGTCGCTTTGATGTAGTGATATTCGCCGATTTGCACGGGCTCGTCTTCAAGTACAAGGCACGCTCCATATTTTGCGATGAGCGGCTTTACTGCTTCCAGAATGTCTTCGCAACTGCGGTAATTGTACTTACCAAAAGAATTACGCTGGCTTTTTGGAGCTTTCAGCTCGCCTTGAATTTTGGAAAGCTTCACAAGTGTTTCCATATTTCTCCTTCCATAAAGCATCTTTTGCTTTCTTAGCTTCTTCTATGGTTTTGAATCGGTATGTTTTGCCGCTAAAATGGAACGAATATCTGCGTTTCAAACCTTTCGTTGAACGGTCTTTGTAGATTCCGTACTCGCCAGTCAAAGCGTTTTTGGGCTGAACAGTATTTGCAACATTATCAGCTTGGGTTACGCAGCGAAGATTTTCAATCCTGTTGTCTGTCCTGATTCCATTGATATGATCAATCACTCCAATAGGCATTAGCCCATAATGAAGTGCGTACACAAGGCGATGTGCTTTGTATTGCTTCCCTTTGATTTTCACAATCAAATAACCGTCTTTATCGTAGCTTCCTGCGCTGTTTTTCCTGTCTTTTCTGTGTAACGTACCGTCAGAATCAACGTAAAACCATTTGCGAAGATACTCAACAAGTTCCTTATCGGTCACAGAATCGCCCTCCTTTCTTCGGCTTCATTAGGCTTCATTGTTCTTACTTTGGCTTAACTTGGCTGTACAAAATCAACCAGCCATCAGGTCTGCCAACTGTGCACGGAGGTCTTTCAACTCCGCTTCCCTGTCCTCGATTTCAGACTGCAATTTCTCAATCTCAGCCAGACGGTCAGCTTCTTTTGCTTCTGCCATCTGCTCGTTGGTCATGAAGCACACGCCGTCCTCCGGTTCTGTCACGCCACCGAATCTGTCAAGGCTAATCATTTTTGGTCTTCCCTCTCTTGCGTTCCTCTTTGATTTGCAGTGCGCTGTACCACTGGTCTTTGTCAATTTCGATGGTAGACCACCGATGGTTACAAGCGATGCACTTTTTTCTGCGAATGATGCTATCGTGGTCAGACCGGCTGTCAACCGTTGTAATGTTGTCACTGCCGCACATTGGGCATTTCATCGTGCATCCCTCCACTCGTTTGTGTGGTGAGGAATGCGTTTTACTTTGCGATTTTCCTGTTCAATACGTTCATTTTCAGAGCTGACACCAATGGCACATAAGACGAGTGCTGCGGCGAGGAAGCCACACGAAAGGAAAACATATCCAAACATCGCTACTGTGCTCTGACTTTTCTGGATTGCATCGCCACATCCTACTGAAAAGATCGCTAACGCGATTCCAAGCGTACAAAGGACATTAGCTTTCAGGCTTTTCACTCTTATTACCTCCAAAACTCAGTATCCACGCCGTAGCCATTGCCATAGATACCATGATAATTCCATGGGCGGCTGATGCTCCTACCAGAATTCCGATGTGATGCACCATCCAGAAGTTCAGCAGAAATACCGCCAAAACCACTGCCAGTGCTATGCCCCACATCAGGGCAACTTCAATCAGCGCTTTCATCTCGTTTCCTTTCTTTTTTTGCCGTTGCTTTTCGATGAATTGCTTTGCCTTGGCTGTTCTGCTACTAGCTACTCAATGCCAAAGCGTGTCGCATCTACTCATTGCCATTGCTTCGCTACGCCTTGCATCGCCTTTGCTTATCAAAGCTACACCTTGCATCCATAGCTATTGCTTTTCCAAGCTTTTCCTTGCCATTCCATTGCTCGTCTGAGCCTTGCTCCGCCATGCCTTTGCAGGTCTCGTCAAATCAGCGCATCGCCCTTGCTGATCCCATCGCGGCATTGCTCTGCCATAGCGGTTAATTGAGGATTTCGTAAGCAAAGCGCCCTTTAGAACTGTTGCGCCACTGACCAATGCCACGCAGAGCGCCGTAGTCCAGCCACTCGAGCACGACCTTCTCGTGAGAATCGTCCAGAAGAACGATTTCAAACTCGCAGGTTGAACCAGCTGGAATCTGCTCGCTGTTGGCAAGGCTTACGCGTTCGCCCTGCGCCGTCTGTGCGCGGAGAGGACGCTGACACTCGGTAATCTCACCGTTCACATGAATGGGAATCATACGAGGCTGAACAAAAATCAGACCATCAATGACCTTCTTGTAGGCTGCCAGCTTGCCGGATTCATTCACGGCTTTTTTCTTGCCGGTTTCGGTCTTGCCGCCGATGCGGGAAAGCATACCGCAAGAATCCTTGAAGAAGCCTTTAATCTGGTAGTCATACAAGATAGGCTCACCGTTCTCGTTGCGAGGAAACACGGTCATGCCCTTATCTGCCACAGCATCAGCGCCCAGAGCGGCAACTTCGTCCTCGATAGTGTTTGCATCAGGTGACTTGCTGGCGATGAATTCTCGTGCGATGTTCTGGTTGCTAGGCCAAGTGCCGAGAACCGCTTCGGTGAATGTGATTCCGACTTTGATTTTTTTCATTTTTGCTCACTCTTTCTTTCTCGATATGCTCCAGCCGCTCTTTCTCCCGGCTGCGCCAGCGGACTTCGCGCTGGCCGTAGTATTTACCGTTCATCAGGCGCCTTCACCTTTCCCTGTGCAAGTAAAGTACTGTAATGGCCGTAGCTCATGCCATATCGTTTTGCGGCATCGTTCATCTGTCGCACGGTATACTTTGGAGCCTCGTGCTTTTGAGGTCTCGCACGTTCTGGTTCCTGCACATCCCAAGTAATTTTAAACTCACCAGATGCTTTTAGCTCATTCAGCTCTTTTTGTTTTTTGGCTTTGTACTTTTTGGTCAAAGCCTTGTTTGCATCTGCTGCACATTCAAGGTGATACTTCTGAGACCAGGCCTCTCGAACCATTGGCTTCTTGCACCAAGCGCATAAAGCCGGTTCCGGCTTAGCCTTGATTCCTTTCTTTATAAGAGCCTGCCGTTCTCTGCGAACAATGATTTTACATTCTTCACAGTATTTCTTGCACGGATTTACAAGGCCAAGAAAGACACCGCAGCGCTCACAGTACTTTTCTTCCACGCTGCATCTCCTCTTTCAGTCTGGCTTCTCGATTATGCCGTTCAAAGCACTGGTTCAGCATCTTTTCCATCCACAGTACATTGTTGGCATCGTTTCTTGATACGCCAGCTGCCATTGCCAGCTTCAGTCTGCGCTTGCGGCTTTGCGCCTTGCGAAATTTCGTCACCAGCACTCACCAGCCTTTTTAATGATGAACGCGGGCACGTTTCTGCCGGTAGCCCGACACAGGCAGACGCACTTGGCAACCCAAGTATCAAAAGAAGCAGAAGGGATGCAGCACGTTGCATTTCGCTTAAAACTTTCATCATCCGGTTTACTAAGCCAAATAGAAACCGCCTTGTAGCAGTACGCTTCCGTGACTCTGCACCATTCAATGCTGTACCCATCCAAGCACAACTGCTCCATAATCTTCATTGCCAGATGCTTCGCTTCGGCAATTTCATCTTCTGCCCACTTGAGCTTGTCTGCTTCGTAGACCTTGACCGCTTCGTCAATGGCAAATTTCGCATCGTCCGGGTGCTCAAGGTCTACCTTCAATGTCAAAATCTGTTCCATGTTCAGTCCTCCTTCTGCTCAATCTCCAGAATCTTGCAGATGCTCTGAATAATCTTCTCCGGCTTTCGCTCACCACGAAGAATCTTGTAGAGGTACGAATCATCAAGGAACAATCCAGTATCGCTTTGAACCGCTTGAATTAGCTCCGTTTGTTTCATGCCTCGCTGCAACAGCTTCATCTTCACTTCTAGCTCAAAGCCAGAACGGAAGTTTTCTTTCAAAATTCCACCTCCATTTGCTAAAATCTATTGACAAGTACGGAAAGCTGTACTAATATAAGGGTGTAGAGAGTTTATATTGTACAGTGTTCTGTACTGCCCATGTCTGTATTATAGTACAGGCATCTGTACAAGTCAACTCTTTTGTACAAAATTCTGTGCATTTGTATACTTGCACAAATATGGGAGTGTTCTTATGTCGGACTTGTACAGCAACATCCATGCACTCTGCGAAAAAGAGGGAATCAAAGACGGAACTCTTTGTGCCAACATCGGGATTCGCCGTAGTTTTCTTTCCGAGCTGAAAGCCGGGAGAACCAAGAGCCTGTCCGCAGAGGTTCTTTCTAAAATTGCAGCCTACTTCAACGTATCGGTAGACTACCTTCTCACTGGCGAACAAAAAGAAAACCCGCCCCAGCAGCCGCAAAGTGAAGTCGATGCAGCAGTGGAGCGGATTAGAAAAAAACTTGAATCTATGCCGAAAGAACAGCGTGAAGCTCTGATGAACCTGATCGAGAAGATGTGAGGTAAGCCCGTGTATTACTTGTTGTGCGGCTGCGCCTTTTGCTTTTGGTTCATGCAGGCCTTGTTAAAAGGCAATGACCGTGTGCTATATGGCAACAGCAGAAAATATCGTTACCGTAGAAACCGAAAGAAGAAATGGTTCTGACCCGGTAAAATAAAAATCCCTTGTGCCGGGCTGGTGTAGCTCTGCGCAAGGGGTTTTCTGTTATTCCAGGTCTAAGGCTTGCTCTGCTGCCGGAATCTTATCAGGGTGTTCCAACAGCCATGCGATAAACCTGTCAATCTTAGCTCTTTCTTGTTCGCTCATTGTGGCATATCCTCCCGATCAGTAAATACGAATGTTCATTTGATATGATTATACATCTTTTGGTTGTGTAGTCAATACAATTTGAACAACTTTGCAAAAATCAAACGTTTTCTTCACATCCGTTACTTTTCATCGGGGAAGCCACGAGCGTTCAAGTCAAAAGGGACAACGCCTATCCATCTTTCCTCCAATCACAGCTCTACGAGCTGTCCGTCAATGCGTTCGATGTTATCTGCCGGGTCGCGTCCATCGTCTAAGGTGGCTACAGCACGTTCTAGGATGCCTTTCGCTTCGAGGTAAGCATCTTTATCAGCTTCATACCTAGAAAGGCTCAGGACAAGCTCCAGCGTCCGTCTGCGGGCGTATGGGACAATCAGAGCATCTACAGTTCGGTTCATTAGCTTTCCTCCCATGGTTTAGGTGTGTGTGGCTGCCCATCGGTAACGCTGGCGGGCATTCCGTCGATGATCGGCATACGTTCATGGTTCCAGATTGCAGTTTCTTTCATTTTGTGTTTCCTTTCTATTTGGAATTTTTTGACAATACAGTTATAACACAGGCTGCTGTTGGTTCTCCATAGCAGCTTTTTCCATTTTTTGGCTTGTCGAATCCAGCGGTTTTGCAGAATTTTGTTGAAAGGGTGAGAATTTATGGATGAATATTTGGTAAGAACGGCCAAAACATTAGAGATGGCGCGGATGCGTTCCGGCTTAAGCCAACAGAAATTAGCAGCACGAATGGGCGTGAATCGTGGCACGATTGCCAACTGGGAGCAAGGTCTGGCAGCCATTTCCCTGCCAATGGCTATGCGCTGGTTCACCTGTTGCGGCGTATCGGCGGCTCGATACATGGACGCTTGCATTTATCCTGGATTGCTGGAGCATCTGGAAGACGACCTTCCTGGTCTGGAGAAGCGGCAGATTCTCATAGATGCTATGATGGAATGTTCTTCCTATGAGATAGATGCCTTGTTGTATATCCGGTACGGAGATCACGGCTCAGACCATATGGGTGTGCTGACGGAGGTTCTGGCAAACCTCCACACACCATTGAAGGACAGGGTCTCTGTTTGCCGGATGGTATCGGGCAACTACGAGATAGCGCAAGCTACCGGAACAGACCCAGACCCGAATGGAACCGCCCCGAAGATGGAAATACTCTATCAGGCGCAAGATGCCGGAACAGAAGCTGCTATGAGGTCCAATGATTCTTATACCGTGAATCCGAATAATATAAGCGGCTGATTGTCGAATTATCGAAGTTTTTAAGGAACATTCTGTCCACTTTTTGTACACCTATCGGACAAATCCACCTTGTCAATCCGTCCCCCATAGGCTGCAAATCGACAGTATTCGCGCTGAATAAATAATGAATTATCGTTAATCTGCTGTTTGTGTTTGAATAGTTCGTCAATCTGTCCCCCATAACATCTGCTCAAAAGTTTTTCATCCACTTTTTGTACACGTTAGATAAGACTAATAATTGCCGGAAAGACTTTATTCAGCAAATGGAAGGTTGAGTTATCCACAAGCTGGAATGGAAAAACAAAGAAATTGTTGAAAATTATCGTCATCGCCTATTTAACGATGATATTTAACCTCTTGTTTATTTCTTGTTTAATATATAATAGGTAGATGGGGGACGAAATGACAAAGCATGGGGGACGTTTTGACAAGTCACGGGGGACAAAATGACGAGGACATGGGGGACAAAAAGACAAGTCATGGGGGACAAAAATTGTTGACACGTCCCCCTACTTGTGATATACTGTTTTCAGACCATTAAAGGAAGTGAGCAGATGCCAAAAATATCAGACAATAACCTTGTCGAGAAAAGTAAATCCCTTGTTTGGGCGAAGTTCAGGGACTATACGGCAGGCGAACTTCGGTTGCTAGAGGTTTACTTATCAAGAATAAATCCGAGAGACCCAAACAGCAGCCGTGTGGAGTTCACTTTGGCAGAGTACAGAGACCTGCTTGGGTTAAAAAGCCTTGATGCACGAAGGATTGAGCCGCAGATTAAGCACTTTTTGGGCAATACGGTGTCGATTCCCATTGACAAAGAGAAGGGCACGTTTGAGAGCTTTGTCCTTTTCACAAGGGCAAAACTGGACTATGTACCCGAAACGAGGTCTTATGTTGTGGCAATCACTTGCAACCCTGACCTTCGCCCTATCTTTTTTGATATTGCCGAAAGTGGCTATGTTCGGTATCGGCTGCGTTACACGTCAAGAATGAAGTCTCAATACAGCATTTTGCTTTATTCGATTCTTCGGGACTGGTTGAACATGGACAGCAAGCCGCATGAAATCAGTCTGAAAAAGCTGAGAGAACAGCTCGGTGCGATGGAAGCAAGCTACGATGTTTACAAGAACCTTCGCAAACGAGTGCTTGATGTTGCAGTAGATGAAATCAATGCCGTGTCTGACATCGTGGTGACTTATGAACCGGTTCTTGTGGCACGAAAGGCTGTGGCGGTCAAGTTTAAGCCCAAAATTAAAGCGTCTGAGACGCTGATTGAAGTTCAGGCAAGCGAAGTATCGGCCGAACCCCAAAAAGCCGCCAGAAAGCCCCGCAGAAGCGGATACGAGGATTTTGACTGGTCTGTGTGTGACGAGCTGGAAAAGCAGGAATGCGTTGACGTGTCAAAAGTGGTTGAGAAGTGGATGAAGAAAGAGCATCCTGAAATCAAGCTGCCGAGACGCAGAGAAGCGGTTTACGATACAGTGAAGGCTGCGTATAAGGACATCCTATCTTTGAACAGAACGCCGTTCCCCGACAGACCTGTTGGCTATGTGATTAGAAGTGTGGATAAGGCGGGCGTTGTGGACAAGTATATGCCAGCGTTCTATTCCATCGAAGCGTTGCAAAAGTAGCCCAAATAAGCAGATGATGCAGAAAGGAGAAAGAATGGGATGGATTAGTGTGAAAGATGAGTTGCCAAATTACAGGGAGAATGTAATTGTTTTCACGGAAAATCATATTGACGTTGGACATTTGGCAAGAGGAAGATATGGTTCGTTGTGGTGGGAAAGGGATTCCGTTGATGTATGGAAGGACAACGAGGTTCTAAGAGATGTAACCCATTGGATGCCGCTTCCTGAAGAACCAGAAAAATAAAGAAAGAGTGATAAAATGGCAAAAATCATAGCGGTTGCCAACCAGAAGGGCGGCACAGGAAAGACCACCACAAGCACCTGTCTGGCTGGTGCATTGCAGTTGCTTGGAAAGAAAGTTTTGCTGGTGGACTGCGATGCCCAGTGCAACGCAACGGACACCTACGGCGCACAGACAGAGGACGTATGTACCTTGTTTGATGTGATGACTAGACAGGGTACGGTAGAGGAAGGAATCCAGCACTGTGAAGCTGGTGACATTCTGCCGTCTGACAATGCAATGAAGGACATTGACGAGCAGCTTGTCCGGGACATTGGCAAGAACTTCCGGCTGCGTGAAGCCTTCGAAAGCGTATCTGGGCAGTATGATTACATTGTGCTGGACACTCCCCCGCAGCTTGGTCTTGCGCTTGTGAACGCTCTGATCGCCGCCAACAGCATTATTGTTCCCATTACAGCAGACCGATACGCACTGGCTGGTCTGAGCCAGCTTTCGCAGACCATTGGCGATGTTCGCAGATACTTCAACCCGACCTTGAAGATTGAAGGTCTGCTTCTGAACCAGTACAAGAGCCGTGAGAACCTGTCCAAAGAGGTTGTAGAGCAGCTCCCGGTAATTGCACAGAGCATGGGAACAAAGCTGCTTGACGTGAAGATTAGACCGTCTATGGGGGTTCGCAAGGCACAGGCAGAGCGTCACAGCCTGTTTAGCGGGGACACGGCAAAGAGTAACAGCGCAGAGGATTTCAAAGAGCTGGCAAAGAAGATTGTAGAGGGGAAAGAAAAATGAGCGATTTGTACCCACATCTTTTGAATACAACTTGTTCTGATGACACGGAGCAAGTCTACATTATCAATTTTGGTTTTTCATTTAATGACCTTTCCGATAAAGAGAAAGAAATGGCGTTTCATTCTCAGTGGTATCTAGCTGAAAAATACTGCAAAAAGTGGCAGAAAGAACTTGCAAATAATCAATGGGCGAAATCAGAAGATGAAATGCCAGATGAACTAAACCCATACGTTATCGGGTTTAGCAAAGACGAATACGATGTAGAAATTGTAGGCTATGAAGAAGATTTTAAGGAATGGCGGGACAAAAGCGGAAAGCCGCATAATATAACTCACTGGATGCCGTTGCCGACCGTTCCTGACCTTGATGAAGATTGGGAGGAAGATGAATGAAATCAACCAGCAAAAAATCCTCAGGTTTGCTTGGCAGGTTTGACTTTAAGGCTTTAGCGAAGATGATTGTTGAGGGGGATGCAGAATGAAAGGGAAGCTTCGTACTTGCTGCCCATTGTGCGGTGGAGAGATTATCGTTTCTGAATTCATACAAACATCTCGTGAATATAAAGTGACCAAAAGTGGAAAGTTGTCAAAACGATACACGACAATAAAAGGAGCAGGTGACGGAGACCCGATGACCGCTGCCTGCGCCAATCAATGTGGAGCATATTGGGAAGACGGCTCTTTTTATATTGGAGAGGATGGAGGATTTTACGATTTAATATATAATGAGGGGGATGAAGAGTGAAAAAGTCCAGCAAAAAAACATCCGGCTTGTTGGGCGGGTTTGACTTCCAGCCTGTTTTTTCGGAGCAGACATTAAGCCGAAGTGAGCCAAAGGAAGAAGAAGCAAGCCAAACAAAGCCGAACAATGCCGAACAAGTGCCAATTAAGCTGAGTGATGTCGCAGACAGCCATACACAGCCGAATGAAGCAGAATTAAGCGGCATTAAGCCGAAGCAAGCCAAAGGAAGCGAAACACAGCCAAACAATGCCATAGTAAGCGAAAGTAAGCCAAAGAAACTGAAACAGGCGAAGGAAACGAAGCGGCTGATTGAACAGGGCAATATTCCCGGCGCACTGGCTAAAGCTGGCTTGACAAAGAAAAAAATTCCGATGCCGGAATCGCATCAGGGTGTTGCAAGTGGTGATGGCAAGCGTTCCAAGCGCATTACCATCCTTATGAGCGAGGAAGAACGCAAGTACATCAACCGTGAAGCTAGACGGCACGGAATGACAATTGGACAGTTCGTGTATGCTCTGGCGGTTGCGGCAGCAGAGGGAAAGATTGAGTTGGAGGATTTCTTAGATGAATGACGTGTGGATTGACATTGGGCAGAGATATGAAGCAATGAATAATATGGGATGTAAGCCTTATGGCTTTAAGCGAGTTCCATCAAATTTTGTGTTTGACGAAGATAAGTCGGTAAAATGGAACAAAGAGCAAGCGCAAAAGAACAACGATGATTACGACAATGAAGTTAAGCGGCTGAATCAAGAGAAAATGAAGCGTAGGGATGAAATCTACGAAGAGATTTATAAAACAATTCAAGAAGAAGTCGGTTTTGGGATTTCAGAAAAGAAAGCGGCAAAAATTTGGGAGTACGCTTACGATAAAGGGCATTCAGCAGGATGGTATGAAATAATCGCAAATTTGGGAGAAATTGAAGAACTTGTAAAGTTCGTATTGGATAAAAAGAGCTGAGTTGGGGGGATTCATTAGATGAACGATAGTGAACGAAGACTTATTCGATTTGTTTGCGATGGTGATATGCGAAACGCGCAAAAAGCCGTTAAAATCATTTTGAATTCTATATCATCCAAAAAAGATGAGCAGTTCAAAGAAAATATGTTTCGCAAGTTGGAAAGCAAAAGAGAATTTATTGAATTGCCATATAACTTACAGCATCTTTTGATCGCAGAGGACACAGAAGAATTTCCAGAAGCAAGATTCCTTCTTAGAAACGAAGAAAAAAGTATAACGCAGAAAATCCTTGCTATTTATCGAGCATCTGAAAAATTGAACGAAATGGGCATTCCTTATTTGCCAGCATTGATGCTTTATGGGCAAAGCGGATGCGGAAAAACCATGCTGGCTAGGTATATCGCGCATAAAGCAAAACTTCCGTTTTTGAGGATTCAATTTTCAAGTCTAGTGGATTCGCACTTAGGGCAAACACAATCTAACCTTGCAAGAATTTTTGATTATGTGAGAACTGCCCCTTGCGTTCTTTGTTTTGATGAAATAGATGCGGTCGGAATGGCTCGTGGGCAAAAAGATGACGTTGGAGAAATGAACCGTGTGGTTATTGCGATTATGCAGGAAATGGATAGACTGCCGAACAATGTCATTATTATTGGAACGACAAACCGATTTGATAGGCTCGACCCTGCACTTATAAGAAGATTCCCGTTGCAATACGAATTAAAGCCGTTGTGCCGTGCGGATGCAGAAATACTTTCTAAAAGGTTCTTTGGATATGCAAGAGCGCAATATGAAAACATAGCTTATGAAGATAATGTCCCTGCATCTACGGTTATCAAAGAATGTACAGAACGAATTGTAAATCAAGTTCTGAATCAAGAGGATTTCTTGGAGGATTGACGTATGATTGTTTATAGACCTCATCGTGGTTCTTTGGAAGATGCCATGAAAGAAGTAAAAACATTTGACAACTGGTATCAGATGACACATTATATTGCAAATAATTGGAATTTGGCGATTGGCAAGAAAGTGATAGCCCCTGATGATATTGTTATGGACGATAACCCGGTCAATGATGACCGTGTTGGTTGGAAAGACGTTCACATGGTTTTGGCAACTCGTATTGGGAACGACAATTTTATGGAGAAATGCGGGAACCCGCAGTGTATCGGGTATTGCACTTACGATGTCTCAAGTGTCAAAAAATACTTAACATCGAAAGAAGTATGGAACGAAAACTTTTATTGGGTCAAAATCCAGTACAATGATGACGAAAAATGCAGACACTTTCAAACTCCGTTCGTTTTGTTTGCGAATGACAAGGATGAAGCAAAGGCTAAAATCGAGCGAGAAGTCCCCGGCAAATTCTCAATCGTTGGCATAGTTGAGCTTGATAAAAGCCTTGTATTCCATCCGCAAGACTTATTTGACATAAAATCCCAATCTGTACTTTGGGAATGAGGGGGGGGGAGAGATTGTGCGCACATACAAGCCACACAAGCACAGAAGCAAAGAGGAACAAGCTAAAATCAACGCAGAGGTAGCAAAACGTAAAGCAAAACTGGCTGAAAAGTACAATACCGATACGCAATATTACAAGGGCATTCCTGTTGAGCTGATTGTAAGAGAGGACTACGGCTGCTACAAAGCAAAGCGTTTCAAAATCAATGGAAGCAATCAAAACGTGTGGATTCCAAACTGCTATCTTGAAGATGACGGAACAATCAAGGCAAATATGAACATTGATTTTGTATTCCGCAAGTCTGTAAACCAGTTAAATAAAGCTGGAATCACACAAGCGATTATTGGTATCAAACGTAAAATGCCGGAAGCAGATGTGCCAAATCTTAAGAGCACCATGCAGAAAATCGGAGATACAGGGACTTGCTAAAGTATAAACCTCTGTGTGGTCACAACGACCGAATAGGGGAGAAAGAAAGAATATGATGGAAGTAGAACACTCTAGCGAAACAGATTCATTGGCGTATGAAGAATGGGCTAAAGAACGACGAGATTGTACAAATGTCAATTATGTTGAGACGGGGTGTATAGTTTGGCACTCTATCGAGAAAGAAGGATTCCCACCAGAACAAACTTGCGAAAAATATCTTATTTCCGTTGAGGATGGATATACGGGGAAAAGTTATGTAAATGCCGCATACTTTATCAGCAATGGATGGTTCGACAGCGTGTATACAGAAGAAGGGGAAATAATACCAGAACACGATATTGTGACACACTGGGCGAATTTGCCGAAACCGGCGCAACTTCCCCAAAAACCAAGATTTCCATTGAAAAATCAAACGGCAGAAGAAATAGAAGCCGAAGCAAAAGAAGAAGCGAAAAAACTGCAAGAAAAAATAATGAAAGCGTTTGGTTATAACATGTAAAAAATCCCCCTGTGTAGTTTTTAACGGCTACACAGGGGGATTTTTTACTTATCAGCAATGCAATCCCAGTAGAGATATGCCTTGCCATCTGCGGCATCTGCGTCCTCAAGGAACGCCTTTGCCATGTCAGCGTAGAAGCCCGGAGTGTCAACGGACTGACGCTTTGCGACCTGACAATAATCCGAGTACATCATGTTCATGACTGCCCAGAAATCGTTCGGGTCACAGGTGATATTGCGCTGTTTGGCAACGTCCTGTGTCTGTTCCAGCGTCCAGTGACAGCCCTTTGTGCCGTCAGCGTTGACCATGCTGTCACACCATTCCTCCGCTTCATCGTGGGTGAGGTGCTGGCGTGGCATCTTGATGGAGCGACTGTCTGCACCGCCACGTTCATACTGACCAGACCGCTTGTCCCAGTCTCCGTTCTGCGAGAAGCCGATTTGCGGCATTCTGCGCCCATTCTCTACGTCAGGGTAGCGGGGGATGGGGTAGGGGTCGATGTAGCGGTTCTCCTCCTGCGGATAGTAGGGGTAGCGGTCGTTGCCACCCTCCAGTTTACGCAGACGGCGTTCCATCTCGCGCTCCCTGCGGTCACGCTCTTCCTCAAGGCGGTCACGTTCCGGCTCACGGTTTTTGTCGTGGTCGCGGAGCATCATCATGCGGCGAAAATTAGTCTTGCCCATAATCTATACCTCCTTAGGAAATGGACGCAGGCGCACCGGCGTGGGAGCGGCAGAAGCAGCCCAGATATTTGAACGTGCCGGTGCCGGTCGCAGACGTTGCAACGCGGGTAGCGTAGCGGGTGCGGGTGTGGATGCTCTCGGCGGTCGCCTGAGCACAGTTGCAGTCGGTCAGAGGGTATGCGGTCGTGCCTGCACCTATGGTAATGACCACAGGGGCGTTGATGGTGGTCGTGTCCGGCAAGCTCTGAGCAACCACGATACAATACTTCTCTCCGTTCTGGTATGCGCCAGCAGGGATGTTGATGGTCAGAGTATCGTCGGCAAACGTGACCGCCTGACTGATGACCAAGTGCGGGCAGAGTTTGCAGCTTGTTTTGCAAGCCATAGTATTTTCCTCCTAAAAAATCAGGGGCAGAGGTGTCTTACCCCTGCCCCGATGGTTCACCCGGTGTTATCGGGGAGTGTGTAGGTTAGCAGCCGCAGCAGTTTACGCCCACGTTGGGGTTTGCCACCTGATAAGCGGGAATCGGACGAGGATTGACCCGGTTCAGGATGGTATCGGTCTGCTGAGACATCACAGTGGTCAGAAGCGCATTCTGACGATCCTGAGAAGCGGCGAACTTCAAGCTCTGGTTCTCAGCGGTCAGGGTTGCGATCTTATCCTGCGTGAAGTAGTCCATCATGCTGCGGAAGTTGGCGTTGCAGTTGTCCACGATGGCACGGGCGTTGTCTGCGATAGCCTGACGGGTAGCGCAGTCCTGCTGTGCAATGGTGTACTTCAGGTCGCCGATGAGCTGCTTGTTCTCGCAGCAGCAAGATGCAAGCTGCGTGGCAAGAGCGGTCTGACCTGCCTGCCGTGCGTTGCCCTCCTGCATGATGGCAAGGCTGATGGCATTGTCGCCGTTGGACACGCTGCGCTCCAGACCGTTCACCAGCTGTGCGTTCTGGTAGCCAAGCTGACAGATGGCGCTGTTCACGCCCGCGAAGCCGCTTGCAATGTTGGCGTTGATGCCGTTAATCTGAGCCAGTTGGTCATAGCCCAGAGAGCAGATACCGCTCTGGATGCCAGCCAGAGAACGGGAAGTGTCTTGCTGGTAGAAGCCCTCAGACAGAGCCGCACGAGTATCTGCGCCGCCCTGACCAGTTGCGCCAGCGCCGACCAGATAGGGGATATAGCTGTTCATGCCGTTGTCACCACCGTTCCGGCCGTAGCCGTTTGTGCCCCAGCCGAAGATGATAGCGAGGATGATGACAGCCCACAGACCTTCGTTACCGAAGAATCCGCCGTTGTTATTGCCGCCGTCCTGCCCAGCCAGATAGCCAGTTGCAAAATCGTCCATAACAAAACTCCTTTCAGTTTTGCGTTATGCTATCCCACCGCCGTATGCGATGGGCGAAGCCAAACAAAAGCGGTTTTTGTCAAGTCCGCAAAACTGAGAAGCGTTTCGCTTAGAGGGATGCTTTATCGGGGCAGCGTCAAATTCAGGACGCTTGCGAGCTGGTTCAAGTCGATGCCACGCTCTTTGGCAAGGTTCTGCGCCATCGTTCGGAGTTGTGCTTCGTTTTTGCCCTGAATCAGGTTCAGCCCTTGCATGATGGGTGCGCTCTGCCCGCCCAGCTGTTGGATAAGCCCCATCGGGTTCTGCCCGGCACGAGCCAGATTTGCAAGCTGCATGATAGGGCTGTGAGTAATCATGTCAAACGGAGAGGGCATCGTTATTCTCCTTTCTTTGCGGTGGCAGTGGGCTTAGAGAAGCCCTTCTGCCACTTTTCCAGCTCATCCAGACGGTGGACAAGGGTGTTGTACTGCTCAATAGGCACATACTGCTGTGTCGGTGCAGCGGTCTGCTGTGCCTGTTGCGCTTGCATCTGCCGCCATGCTTCCGGGCTGTAGAACTCTAACACGTCAGATTCGCAAGTGTTTGGATTCAGACGTTTGCAGTAGATGACCCCACTACGCAAATCCGGGCAATACGTCCATCTTCCGTACAGATCAGATGGAATTGCCAAAAACTCCTCCCTGCTGGAAACAGGTCTGCCAAGCAACCAACCGCCATCTTGTGCCGACTGCTGAACAGACTGCTGCCCATTCATTGGCTGCGGACGCTGCGGTTGTGCCTGTTGCATCTGCGCGTTTGGCAGGGGAGTGGCAAGCCCTACTGTACCCATGCCGCCGTAAGGATTGACAGGCTGCTGCGGAACGTAGGGCGCTCCGGGTGTTGGATAATAGCTCATAATACATCCCTCCTTGTGCATCCAGTGTACCGCATCGGCAAAAAGCGAAGGACAACGAAGGCACAACGAAGGACAAATACAAACTGATGCAACTGGTACAAAATAGACAAAAAATAAGGCAAAGTCTGGTGACTATGCCTGTATCACTTGTATTGGTTTTATGGTATAATGATGGTGTCAAAAGGAAACACAGATGGAGGCACAAAAATGAAATACTCTTGGAATACCGCCCGCGGCGCAAAAATCGAACTCGACATTGACAAAAAGGTCATTACCGAAGAAACCCTCTGGAATGACGGCAACAAGGTTACAGTCCCTTGCCATAAGTGGCAGTACACCATCAATTCCATGCTGGTGAATGGGCAGGAAATGAAGGCGGGTGCTTACAAGCAGCAGATTGGCCGTTGGCCGGAGAACGTACACCACGCCTTTGTTGTGTTCGTTGTGACTCACGGTAAAAAACAGAAAGCATTCATTGAGATCCCCGATGAGATCGAGAACAAGATCTACGGCGAAGAGCGGACCTATCAGAAAGCGAAAGTCGAAAAAGAGCTTGCTGTTGGTGAAGAATATGAAAGCCATTACAACGCCGTGATGGACATGCTGAACAAGTGAATGCTAGGAGGACAAAATGAAAAACAATACCATCCGCAATCTCGGCAAGCTCTACCACCTGCTCGATGAAGCTTGCACGCCTGACCATGCGAATCGGGCAGATCTCGACAATGCGGCACGGTTCCCGGTGCGCAGCGTGATGATGAAAATCACGCTGGCGCACAAGCTCCACAAAATTACTCCGGAGCTTGACAACGCCTGCGCTTACGTTCTGAAGGATGTAGACCTCGAGGACGTGGATAACAGTTTTGAGCTCAAAGCATTGCCGTTGCAGCAGCAGGGCATGTTCCAAATCGGATATATGTCACCCGATTATAAAACGCTCGGCGTGTCTGCCATAAAAATCAAAGCCGCTCGGGAAAACGCCGGGCTGACCATTCGTGCGCTGTCGGAAAAGACCGGGTTGTCTACCGCGACCATCCAACACGCAGAATCCAGAAAACCTATCCGGATGACCACGCTCAAGAAAATTGCTGTGGCTTGCAACGTATCAGTAGAAGAGTTGCAAGGGTAAAAGAAAAGCGCCCACACGGAAAAATCCGAATGAGCGCTTAACTGTTAAGGGCACACACTTTGGAGTGCAATGCTAAGATACCACATCATCCAATATATGGCAATGCTTTCGACAAAACTAGTGCTAATAAAACATAATCCACCAGCCTAAAGCTGATGGATTATGAGTGAGCGAGTAATTGCCCTGCCACCGAAGTGGCAAAATTGTGTCTCCCGCATGATACGCACTATAAGTAGGCGGGCGGGAGACTGTATCAACAAAAAGACCCGCCATGATACGCATCGTTGAGAGGCTTGACGGGTTCAGACATCCACCCTAATGCGCTTCTTCGAGAGGCCGGGTGGATTTGTTGGTATAATTATACTACAATTCGTGCAAAAAGAAAAGCGGCAGACCTGAAAGTCTGCCGCTTTTTGAATTGTCAGAGCAAAAGCTCAAAACTAGTCCCTAGACATTATTAGTATATCACATATCCAGCATTTTATCAATGCTTTTTAGCCGGTAGCCTATCGCCGTCCGGCTGTAATGTGTCTGTGCTGCAATGTCCGGCAGCGGGAGCCGCTCAACGTACCGCAGTAAGGCTATCTTACGGTCTACCCTCCCAAGCGGTGCGCTTTTGATGGCGGCGGTCATCTGCTGTCGGTCAAGTTTTTGCAGCGCAGCGGGCAGCACTACACGAGCCGCCGCCACAGGCAGCACCGAGCCAAAAAGGCTGCGGCAGCTGTCCGGCGTTGCGCACCATATTGCCAATAACGGCAAAATGGTATGTTTTCGTGAGGCCACGAAATTGTTCTTGTGCGGCAAACATTTTGTTGACGTCAACAAAATGCTCGTATGTAGTGCTTGCCATGATAACCTCCTTACTGCTGCGTGATGCAGCGATTGGTCAGCTTGCCGTACACATCTTCGTACAGCTCCTGCTTATCGCCGTTGTAGGTGTACTCGGCATAGATGCCGTCACCGCTCACGGTGGTAGACAGTAGCGCCTTATAGTTCTGGAGAGTCTTACAAGCCCAGACTACAAAGACGTTTTCGAGGGTGATTTTGGTCTCGTGGTGTGCGTTGTACCACTCGACCAGTGCATTCTTGCACACGCTTTCGTATTCTGCCATGCCGGTAATAATCATAGTATGTTTCCTCCTTACTGCTTTTCCAGCGCCGCCTTCATGCGGTCAAAGAAAAATTGAATCACGGCACCGATGGTCTCATCAGTGATGGCCCAGCTGATGAGCCTGCCGTATTTGCTGGTACTCAGGGCGGCCCGGAGCATCTTGACGACCCACGCCTTACGCTCTGCGCCGCGCTTTGTCCCCTGGATCTCCTGCTCTGCCCGCTCGATGAGGTCCAGCACCAGCGGCTTTACCGCTGCGCCATAGCCCAGCCGAATGCAGCCAAGGGCGTAAAAGATAAAGCCGCCCAGTATCAGCACTGCCGCCACCGGGGCAGGGATAAGGTCAAAAAGCTTAGTTGCCAGTGCTACCATGATTGGTCACTCCTTTTAACAGATAGTTGTCGATGTCGGTGCGGCTCTTCTGCATCCCCTCGCGGTTGTTGCCGGAGAGTTGGGCGTCCAGCAGATTGCGCACCCCGTCGAGGGTCAGACGGCTCACCTCGTCGATTTCTTCAAAGCGGCGCAGGTCACGGGCGAGGGCCTGCGTGTGCTGAAGCTGGCCCTGCTCTAAGGTGCCGATGCGCTTGTCCAGCTCATCCAGCCGCTTGTTCTGCGCGTTGTCCGGTTCCTGCGCCTTTTTGATGTACTTGTGGATGATTTCCAGCACCTTGTCGATGGTGATGGCTGCAGCGCACAGGCTGCCCAGGATGCCCAGCACCCACAGCAAAGCTTCTTTTTCGGTCATTTGCCCTCCCGGAGACGGGTCAGACCCTTCTTTCTGATGATACGGGGGTAGTTGAGGGTGGTCACGTTGAGGTCTACGTTGCCCGTGATACCCGGCACGCTGCCCTTGCTGGTGTGTTGGTGGGCGTTGTAGGCAAAATCGACCTTGGGTGCCTTGCCGGTATAGTCGGCCAGCCAGACGTCCCACCGCCCTGACAGCCTTGCCATATCCAGATGGGTGTTGGCGTAGCTTGTGTAGGTGTAGAGCTGGGCGTAAAAGCCCATTTTCTCCACCTTTTCCAGCGCGTAGGCCGCGAGGTTGGTCAGGTCTTTCGGCTTCAGCACGGCAAGCGTTTCGTCTTCCATGTCCAACGCCACCGGCAGGGTCAGCTCCTTGCCCCGCACCGCCTGCCGCAGCAGGGCAAGCTCTGCATCGGCCATCGCCTCGCTGGTGGCGTAGGTGTAGTAGTAGACGCCCACGTCCAGCCCGGCAGCCCGGGCGTTGCGGTAGTTGGTCTCAAAGGTGGGGTCGATGTACAGGCCGTCTGCCCGCTTGGAGAGCCTGCGGTTGGTGCTCACCGTCTTGAGCATTGCTCCCTTGTAGCCCGCCGCTGCCACCTGCGCCCAGTCGATGAGGCCCTGATACCGGCTCACGTCGATGTACCGGTAGGGCGGGCCGCTCTCCCAGCCGGTGACAGCCTCTGCCTCGGGGACTGCGGGTGCGGGTGTTGCCTCGCCGGTGTCCTGCTCGTCCCCCGGGCCAAAGATGGCCCGCACCAGCTTTTCCAGCAGCTCCAGCAGTTTACTCATTGTAGTCCTCCCCCGTGATCTCCTTGTACTGCTCTGCGGTGATCTCGTCCTCGGCCACCCGCTTGGCCAGCTCCCGCTTGACTCCGGGGCGGCGGTGTGCGGGCATCTCTGCCCAAGCCTTAGTGCCTGCAATCAGGCGGTTTGCCCAGATAATGTTCATGGCGATACCTCCTTATTCCTTGTTCAGTGCCGCGTCAAGCTCACACAGCGCGGTTTCGATGGTGGTCAAATGCTCCTGTGATGCCATATCCAGCTCGCACACGGCATCCTGCAGCTCTGTAGCGGCTTTTGCGGTGCGCTCTGCCAAAGGTCCGGTCTTGTCGCTCATCCGGTAGTGGCGGTCGATTTCGTACCAGTCGTAGCAGTAGCCCTCCGCGTCCTCCGCGCTGCGCAGTTTGCGGACAATGCGGAAGCTGTCGGTGATGGTCTGGTCGGGATACTCCCGCTCAAGCTGATGGTAGCCGTTCAGGCTGGTGTGAGCGTCGCCGATGGTCTTAAGGATCTCCGCGCCGCCCTTTGTGCCAAAAACATAGTCCATTCATGTATTCTCCTTTCAGTCATTGGGGAGTTCCTGGAGACGGCAGCCGCAGCCCCCGCCGTGACCCGACGCGGCGTCGCAGCTGACGTAGAACAAACCATAGCCGGAGATGAGGCTATAGCTGCCACCGCCGAAGAGGCACGGGCGCGACGAACCGAAGTACCAGTAATCGCACGAGTACGTTGCGCCATTACCGGACGCGGATGTGGGGATAAACATCGGGAAGCCGCCGTTTGTCTTGACCTTGAATGCGGACGGCCAGCCATTGGACGGAACGCCCACCGCCGCGCCGCCGCTGTTGTCGCTGAAGTTTGCGGGGTTGAGGATGATGTTCAGGCCGTCGCCGTTGTTGTAGCAGCCATCGCACCAGTCCCACACGTTATCCCACAGGCCCTCGATGTTGCGGTACTGCGTACCGCCGTAGGTGACCCGGCCGCTCTGATTGGTGCCGGTGTGGTAGGGCATCGAGTCGGTATATCCCATCGCGAAGGTGTTGCCGCTCGGACTGCATCCATAGCCGATTTTTGCCTGACTGTTCCAATCGGCAAACTCGACGATGTACAGCAGCCAGAGCGTAAACCTCATAGCAAAATCACTTTGCCAGATGGCAGAGCCGAGGCTGTGGATGTTCGCCCGGGCAGAGGAGCGGGTCATGTTTGTCTTGGGGCTGCCGGTGCCGCTCTTATAGCTGTCGTTGCAGTGGTATCTGCCGATGTACACCACGTCCCGCTCACCGTGACCGTCGCCTCTGTCCATGTGAGCGGGGCTGACGCTGTAGCCCTCCACCGCGCGGTCGGCAATTTTGATGGTCATGCCAGCGCCATTTTGCTCCAGCTTATACCAGAATTTGGGGATAGCGACCATCGTGCCGCCGGTGCGCTCGCTAACGGTCATGCCCGCCCAAGGCTGCAGGGCATCAAAGGGACTGCCGTAACTGCTTGCGCCCGCAACATACGGTACAGGGTCGGTAAACTCCGCTGCCTCGTCGGTGCGGCTCCACTTGGTGGTGCTGGTGCCGTCCCAGCTTGCGCCGTAGATGTGGACATAGGCCAGCTCAAGGTGATAGTCCTTGTACTCCGTGACGTCCACGGTGGCGGTGGTGGTTTTGTCGCCCAGCGTGGCCGTTACGGTCCATGTACCAGCGATGGGCAGATAGAGCTTGATGCTGCCGCTCTCCGGTACAGTGCCGGTGACGGTCTTGTCCCCGCACTGGGCGGTTACGACGCTTCCCGTCTTAACCGTCACGGTCAGGGTGTAGTAGGTCAGCGTCAGGGTCTTGGTGCGGCAGTATTCCGCCTGTACCGTCTCCGTGGCCGCGCCACTGCCGAGCGTTGCGGTGACGGTCCACTCTCCGTCGTGGGGCAGGGCCGCAGAAAAGCTGCCGCCCGCAGCCACGCCGCTCACGCTCTTCTCGCCGTCCGAGAGGACGATGGAACTGCCCGCCTCGGTATGCACCACCACCCGGGGCAGCACGATGCCGCCCACCGCCGCAGCGTCCGCCGGAGCGCCGGAGACGGTCAGGGTGGGGTCGGTACTCACTACAGCAGCCGCCTTGTCGGCGCTTTTTTTCGCCTCTTCTGCGGCGGCCTCTGCCTTTTCCCTCGCAATGTCAGCCCCTGCAACATCACTTAATGTGTTGAGCGTGTCAGCGTTCATTGGAGTGCCATCGACAACAGGTTCATCATTACGAATCAAAGTGATGATTTCTGATGTACCGTCGGATTTCATCATAGTCCAACGCCCGGGATATTTTGCCTTTCGGTCAACAAAGTGCATAATAGGGTTCACCTCCGCATATTGTATCTGAACAATAAAGTAAATGGTCCTTTGCCATCGCTTCAATGTCAGACAAAACTTTTTCTATTTGATTGATAACCGCAAAATGATAGCTCAACGCCTCGGGAGTTTCCGGGGTAGAGCTTTTGCCGCTGCATTTGGAACGAATGGATTTCACGTTATTAATCCACCGAGTGGCATCCGCAATGGTCAGGTAATCATTGATTGTCCAACCAACTTCCACAGGCACAGTTAAACCGACTGTTCCTGAAAAAATAAGCTTGCGGTCGTCGCCATAGTAGGCGCTGCCCTGGGCGATGTCGATGCAGTCGTTTGCTGCGACCCAGGAGGGCTGGACAGA